GGCTACGACCTCTCGCTCCCCAACGGCCTCGTCATAGGCGACAACGACAAGCCTTTCGTGGAGGACTTCTTGAAGGTTGCCCACGACAGCAACTACAAGCCCGAGGAAGTCAAGAGCGCGCTGGCGTGGTTCTTCAACAAGCAGGAAGAGGGCAAGGCGCAGCAGTTGCAGGCGATTGCGAATCGCGTGAAGGAAACGGAAGACATCCTGCGCGAAGAGTACGGCACCGACTATCGGAAGAACATCCAGATCGCAAACAACCTCGTGGCGTCGGCGCCCCCGGAAGTGCAACGGGAATTGACGCAGGCATATCTGCCTGACGGCACTCTGCTGGGGGATAGCCCGCACTTCGCGCGGTGGGCCGTCGCTCTCGGGCGCGAGTTGAACCCCATCGGTTCAGTCGTACCGGGCAGCGGCACGAATGCGGTGCAAGCGGTGGAGACGGAAATGTCGGGCCTTCGCAAGATGATGGGTGACACCGAATCCGAATACTGGAAGGGACCGAAGGCGGCGAAGAATCAAGCCCGCTACCTCGAACTCGTGCAGGCAATGGAAAAAGGAAAGGGGCGCTAACATGCCGTTGAAGAAGGGAACATCGCAGAAGACCATCGGCAAGAACATCGCCACGGAAATGAAACACGGCAAGCCGCAGAAGCAGGCTGTTGCCATTGCGCTCGATACCGCGCGTCGTAGCGGGGCTAAAATCCCCGCCAAGAAGGGAGGGAAGTAATCATGTCCAAACTCAAGCACGGTTCAACCGACTACACCAAGACATTCACCGTCGCGGCGGCAGATGCCAACGGTCTTGCAGACGATGTTGCCTACGACGCGGGGGGCTTTGCCCTGACCGCAAACGACATGGGCGACGATTGCAGCCATACGGTCACGATCCTCGGCAACGCGGCGACGAACCACAGCGGCAAGACCTTCACCGCTACCGGCACCAATGCCAACGGCGTAGCCGTCACGACGAGTGTCGCCGGCCCGAACGGGGTCGCGTCGGTATCCTTCCCGGTACGGCTCAAGACCGTCACGTCAGTGACCGTCGATTCGACTACTGGCGCCGACACCTTCGACATCGGCTGGGCGGCGGATGCCTGCACCCCATGGGTTCCGCTCAACTACCTGCAACGGAATTTTTCCGTGGGCGTCGGGGTGGTGCTGGTGTCCGGTTCCGCCAACTACTCCTTGATGCGGACATATGACGACATCGAAACGTCGGCCGCTCGTGGGGTTACGGACGGAACGATGGTCACGAAGACGGCAACCTCCGATGTGGGGATCGTGGCCCCGATCAAGGCGGTCAAGCTGGTCATCAACTCCCACACGTCGGGGGTGCTGCGCTTCAACGTGCTGCAAGGGAACAGCTAAGAAAGGGGGTGGTCCTTTCGTCTAGTTTGGGGGCTTCGGCCCCCTCTCTTTTTAAGGGCACAGTTTTGACTTGGGATATGCGCAATGGTACAAATACGCCTGCAACTCAAGCTGCGGCCCCAACAAAAAGAGCAGCCGGCCCCGAAAGGACACCCCGGCGACCCTGAGAAGTTGGATACCCCATAGGCAAGTGAGTCGATAACTCATTCATTCCTTTTTGGGAGATTCACATCATGGGCGACACTGCCTTCCAAACACGGTACCGCGAAGAATTCATCGCCGGTTTCGAGCAACGTCAGTCCCTCGTTCGTGGCACCGTCACGACCGATACGGATATTCAGGGCAACACCGCTGTATTCCTCGTCGCAGACTCGGATGGCGCCGAAGCCGTCACGCGCGGCACCAACGGTATGATCCCGGCCAAGGCCGACAACCTCACGCAGTCGTCCGCGACCCTCGTGGAATGGCATGATCTGCGTCGTCGGACCAGCTTCAACATCTATGCCTCGCAAGGCGACGGTCGCCGCATCATGCAGATGAACAGCATGGCCGTCATCAACCGCAAGATCGACTCCGACATCATCGACGCGCTCGAAGATGGCACGCAGGATACCGGCGTCGCCGACAAGTTCAGCCTTGACCTCGCCATGTACGCGGTCACGATCCTCGGCAACAACGCCGTGCCCATCGACGGCAACATTTCTTGCCTCATCACGCCGGCTGCATACGCCTACCTGATGCAGACCAAGGAATTCGCCAGCGTCGATTACGTCAGCAACAAGCCGTTCTCGTCCAACCTGACGATGTTCCGCTGGGCCGGCGTCAATTGGATCGTCCATCCGAACCTTTCGGGCAAGGGCACCGCTGCCGAGAAGTGCATCATGTACCACAAGAACGCCATCGGCCACTGCGTCAATACCGAGAAGCTCGCCACGGCTGTCGGCTATGACGAGGAACAGGACTACAGCTACGCCCGCACCACGGCGTACCTCGGTTCCAAGCTCCTGCAAAACGCCGGGATCGTCATCATCAACCACGACGGCTCGGCCTACGCCGCGCAGTAATCGACAAGGAAAGGAAATAGAATCATGGCATACTCCACTTCTGCACCCCCGCGGCTCCTGCTCCAAGGACTCGGCGGCGCCGGCCCGAGCATCTGGTACCACACTTCGGCGGATGCAACCGCCGCGGTCGATGCCAGTGGGTTCATCACCAACGGCGGCGCTCTCGGCATGAAGGTTGGCGACCTCGTGTTGCACAAGGACTCGACGGCCGCGGCCAACGCCACGACCTCGCACCAAGTCGTGACCGTCAGTACGACTTACCCCGGCGCGGTTGATCTGAGCGATGGCACTGTCATCGGCTCCGCGACCAACTCCGACTAATCGTAGTTTCAGCGCAGCAACCCCTCCTGAGTATTTTTTACTCAGGAGGGTTTTTCACAAGGAAACCTCATGTTCAAAGTCCTGCAAAAAGATTTCGTGCCCGCAGAGTTCAAGCGGGTCGCATACCGAGTCGAGGTCGATGCTGCGGTATCCGCCGAAGACCTGCTCGCCCCCGAATGCTGGGCACACGTCGCCAAGGACAAGGAAGTCAAGCTGGGCGCCATCATCGAAGTGATTCCCCGCAGCGGGGAATGGTTCCTCGAACTGCTGGTGCGTGGCAAGACCGATACCGGCCTGCGCGTTGCCATCCTGCGCTACGTCGAGTTCAACAAGCAACCCGCGCCGGCAGCAGCCGCCCCCGACGCATCCGAGTTCGAGGTCATGTTCCGTGGCCGCGCCGGATGGAGCGTCAAGCGGAAGTCGGACAAGACCGTCGTGTTCGAGGGCGGCACCGCCCGTGAAGACGCCGAGAAGTTCGTAGCCGAACAAGAATCTGCACTGGCGTAAAACCATGACCGACCGCCTCTCCCTCTACAACGGCGCCCTCGAAATCGTGGGCGAACGCAGTATCGCATCGCTGAGCGAAGATCGTCTTCCGCGACGACTCCTTGACGACGTATGGAACCGGGGGGTGGTCGATTATGTGCTGGGTGTGGGGCAGTGGAAGTTCGCGCAGCGTAGCGTCGAAATGATCCCCGAGACGGGCATCACGTCTGAATTCGGGTATCAGAACGCCTACGAAATGCCGGTCGATCATGTCCGCACCGTGGCGTTGTGCAGCGATGAATACTTCAAGGTTTCCGTGCTGGACTACTCCAAGGAACAGAACTACATCTTCACGGATACCGACCCCCTCTTCATGCGGTACGTAAGCAACCATGTCGATTTCGGCAATGACCTGTCTCTCTGGCCCGCCGATTTCGTGGAATATGTCGAAGCGTATCTGGCGTTCAAGATTTGCAAGAAACTCAACCAGAGCAACGAAGATAAGCAAGCCCTGTTCTCTCTCATGAATCGCCTTTGCAACGCGGCTAAGTCCAGCGATGCGATGGAAGGACCGACAGTTTTCCCGCCTGCCGGAAGGCTCACTCGTGCGCGGCATGGCAGCGATGCGGGCAGGCAGGACCGGGGTAGCCGTACTCAACTCATAGGGTAAGCACATGGAAACACGCCCGGTTCTACTGGCCTTTAACCGGGGATTGGTGTCTCCGCTTGCCACGGCCCGTGTCGATCTGAAGCGCATGGCGCTGTCGGCCGAGGTCATGACGAACTGGATGCCGAGAGTGTTGGGCGCGATGATGCTGCGCCCCGGTACGCGCAAGATCGAAGAGACGTACAATGATCTAGCGGCGGTGTATCTTCCCTTTGTGTTCTCCGTCACCGACACAGCGCTGTTGGAATTGACGGACTATCGCATGCGCGTTCTCATCAATGATGTGCCGCTCACGCGCGTAGCCGTAAGCACGGTGACGACGAACGGAAACTTCGCCAGTGATTTGACATACTGGCAGGACAACGACGAGGCCGGTGGGGAATCTCTCTGGACGGCGGCGGGGTATATGTCCCTTGTCGGAAACGGCACGGCCTCCGCGATACGCGATCAGCAAGTGACGGTTGCAGTGGGCGACCGCGACAAGGAACATGGGCTATCAATCTCCGTCGTGCGAGGTTCGCTTACCTTGCGTGTTGGTTCGACGCTGGGGGGCATCGACTACATCGATACGATGACGCTCGCCAAAGGCGTGCACTCCATCGCTTTCACTCCGACCGGAGATTTCTACATCCGGCTATCCGCGAGCGACACGACGGCCACGCTCGTCGATTATGTCAATGTCGAAGGCGCCGGCATCGTCTCACTGACGACGATTTGGCCTGCTGCATCCATAAGCGACGTGCGCTCTGACCAATCCGGCGACGTTCTCTTCTGCGCATGCTATGGGTATCGTCAGCAACGCATCGAACGACAGGCCACGCGCTCGTGGTCCGTGGTGGATTACGTGGCCGAAGATGGCCCTTTCCGCTTCATGAACCTGTCGCTCACGACATTGACGGCCGGGGCGCTGACGGGCAGCACAACTCTCACGGCCTCGAAGCCCACATTCAAATCCACGAACGTAGGATCGCTCTACCGCCTCTCTTCGAGCGGGCAGAACGTGACGAAATCCATCACGAACGAAGACACGTATTCCGATCCCATTCGCGTGACGGGTATCGATAGTGGGCGCCTCTTCTCGATCACTACGACGGGCACTTGGGTTGCCACGCTTACCTTGCAACGCTCCGTGGGCGACATTGGCGACTGGACAGATGTGGAGAGCTACACCGTCAATCAGTCGAAGACCTTTGACGACACGCTCGATAACCAGATCGTCTATTACCGCTTGGGCGTGAAGGTAGGTAATTTCACTTCCGGTACCATCAGCGCAAACCTGTCGTATGCGGCGGGTTCTATCGAAGGCATCTGCGTCGTGACGGGATACACAAGCGCCACGTCGGTAAGTGTCGATGTCCTGAAGGACTTCGGTAGCACGACCGCCACCGATACGTGGTGGGAAGGCGAGTGGTCGCCTCGGCGTGGCTATCCATCCTCTGTGTCGTTCCATGACGGCAGACTATGGTGGGCCGGTAAGGACTTGATCGCCGGGTCCGTATCGGACGCCTTCACCAGCTATGACGATACCGTCGAAGGCGATTCCGGCCCAATCACCCGTAGCATCGGATCGGGGCCGGTGGATAAAATCAACTGGCTGCTATCCCTCACGTCCTTGATCGTCGGCGCGCAGAGCGCGGAACTGACGGCCAAGGCGAGTTCGCTGGATGAGCCGCTGACGCCCACGGCGTTCAGCATGAAGGCGTCCTCGACGCTGGGGTCCGCGGCCACCAAGGCGGTGAAGATCGACGGCGGCGGTGTGTTCGTGCAGCGCGGCGGCGCCCGTGTGTATGAACTGCTTATGGACCCGTACAGCCTGAACTATTCGGCGGAAGACCTATCGGCCATCGTGCCCGAAGTAGGCGAAGGTGGCATCGTGCGTATCGCTGTGCAGCGCACCCCCGACACCCGCATCCATTGCATCCGCGCGGACGGCAAGGTTGCGATCATGGTGCATGACCGTCTTGAGAAGGTCACATGCTGGACGATGTACGAAACCGACGGTCTTGTCGAAGATGCCGTTGTCCTTCCCGGTTCGGGCGAAGATGTTGTGTATTATCTGGTCAAGAGAACCATCAACGGCTCTACGAAACGCTACCTCGAAAAGTGGGCGCTTGAGAGCGAAGCGCACGGCGCGACGACCACGATCCTGTCGGATTGCACGATCACCTTTACAGCCGATCCTGCTACGACGGCGGTAACGGGCCTGTCCGCGCTGGCGTTGAAGGAAGTGGTGGTGTGGGGCAACGGTAAGGACTTGGGCACCTACACCGTCTCTGCCGGGGGCACGATCACTCTGACGGAAGCCGTGACGCTTGCGTACATTGGGCTGGCATACACGGCCCCCTTCACGAGCGCGGTCCTTGCAGATGCCAGCCAAGTGCTACTGAGCCAGCGGCAGCAAGTACATCACATTGGCCTTGTCCTCGCGGACACGCACGCCCAAGGCATTCAATTCGGTATGACCCCCACGCAACTGGAACCCATGCCGCTGGTGGATGACGAAGGCGGAGAAGTCGATCCCGATTCGATCTGGACTTCGTATCGCGCAGACAGCATCGAAGTGGATGGGGAGTGGAGCAACAATGCGCGGCTGTGTCTATCGGCCGCGAGTCCTCGCCCTTGTACGGTGTTGGCTGCGATTCTTTCGGTGACAGGTCATGACAAGTAGCGTGACCTTCCGGCACCTGACTCAAGACGACGTTCTTACTCTTTACGGTAAGTCGCTGGCCTGTACGGTCCAAGGGTACGCCGGGGAGAAAGATGGGGCTCTACTTGGCATATTCGGTGTCTATTACGAGGGCGGAAGACTCATTGCTTTCAGTGAGATAGCCCCGGAAGGCAAGAAGGAAAAGAAGGGTATTCTGAAAGGGTGTAGGCTTATGCTCACCCTGCTCGACTCATTCAACCGCCCGTCATACGCAGTACCAAACAGAAATGAACCGACCGCCATGTATTTGTTGGTGAAATTGGGGTGGAAACCGACCGGCATGTTCGGAGACGCGGGGGAAGTATTTAAGAGGGAACCATCATGGCATTCTTAGCAGCACCTATCTTCACGGGAACGGCCTTTGCCACCACAATGGGCACGGCCCTTGCGGTTGGCAGCACTGTGCTGACGCTCGCGGGCGCAGGCAGTCAAGCCGATGCGATGGAGCAGGCCGCTGCCACCAACGCAGCCAACGCACAGGCTGTTGCGAATGCCAACGCCGCGAATGCAAATGCTATCGCGCAGGCCAACGCCGATGCGATGCGGACCTCTGCCGAGGCGAACAAGAAGCAACTGGAATACCAAGCAGGGCAGGAAGAGGCGCTGTCGCAAAGACAAGCGGTGGAAGATCGCCACAAGGCGATGTTGATGCTCTCGCGGGCGCAGGCCGTTGCCGCATCCTCGGGCGGCGGGGCTTTGTCGGAGTCCCTGATGTCGGGGATTCTGAACCAAGGCGAAACCCAAGCCGGGTACTCCATGTACGCGGGCACCGAACGAGCCAAGGGGTTGAGGTATCAGGGAGACATCGCGCTTTACGACGCCTTGAGCAAGGGCAACATCATGAAGACGGAAGCGTACAACACCGGCAACATCGAGAGGATCACAGCCGGCAACCAGAGCGCGGCGGCTATAGCCGATGCGTCTAACCGTGCCAGCGCGACCCTCATTGGCGGCGCGGCTACAGCGGGCACGATGTTCTCTCGACTCGCCCCCTATGACCCGTACGGGAAGGAATCCACGTACTACATTGAGAAGGGCTAAACGATGGCTCGCTTACCCGCCCCCGAAGACTATGGTGTCAGCATCCCCCGCGCGTCTCGCGGGGTTGTGGATGTGCCGGTCGCCATGCAGCACACCACGCGGCAAACTCCTACCGAAGTTCGGCCCGATGTCTATACCGGCGAAGCGCTACAGCAAGCTGGGAAAATGTTCTTCGATACCATCGAGCAGCGCACGGCCAAGATGGAAGCCTTGCGCAAGCAGGAGCAGGACAAGCTGGATACACTCAAGGCGCAAGATGCCTTGAACCAGATCAGGCAAGCACGTCTCGACCTGACGATGGGGGATACTGGCGCGTACAAGATCACGGGCGGCAATGTCCTGAGTCCGACGTACATGAGCGGGTACAAAGACCAACTCAATACGAAGGTGACGGGCATCATGGCGAATCTGTCGCCGGCCCAACAGGCGATGCTGAAGCCCCACGCAGATCATGAAATCTTCGGGCTTCAATCGGACATCCTGCGGCATTCGATGGGGGAGACGGAGAAGTTCAAGGGCATCGTGCGCCAAGGCAACATCGATACGCTCACGTCTCTCGGCACGTCCTTCTGGAACGATCCCGGCAAGATGACCGAACAGCAAATGCTGATTGACCAGCAAGTCATGCAGCAGGCGCAGGAAGCGGGCCTCACGAGCGACACGCCCGAAGGGCAGAACGCGATCATGGCGCTTCGCCGCAAGGCAATGTCGCCTATGCTGGTTGGATCGATCGCTTCCGCTCTCGACAACCGCGATCTTCGCCGCGCGAAGGAAATCTTCAACGAGAACCAGCTTACTATCGACCCTGACAAGAAACTCATCATCGCGGAGCAACTGGCGAAGCGTGAAGACGCGCAGGCGGCGCAGAACGGCGCGGCATCGTACCTCACCGATTCGGTCTATCCGAAGCAGACCGTGGTGGGCAAGTTGTCCAGCGTGATCCTCGGTGGCGCACTCGATGTGGGCGAAGTCGGTGCCGCGCGGGCGAAGGACAAGTCCGGTGCCGGCGTGAATATTCGCGGTCCCTTCATTACGTCGGGACCGAACAAGGGGCAACGTGCTGTGGGCACCCATCAACTCATGCCCGACTCCGCGAAGCAGGATGCTGCCGAGGCCGGTATTCCGTGGGACGAGAAACTGTTCTTCAGCGCCACTCCTGAAGGCCAGCAATACCACGACGCACTTCAACAGGCGCATCTGGCCCGCCTCATGAAGATGTTCTCTTCGGCGCCCGAAATTGCGGCGGCGTACAACGCGGGCGAAGGCAACGTCATCGAGGCTAAGAAGAAGTATGCCAAGGCAATGGAAGTGCTTGCAGCCGGGGGCAAGCCCGTGTTGCCGGGGGGTTACAGCCCCGAGAGGGATGGCCCGCTTTCTTTCCTTGACTTCCTGCCGAAGCCCCGAGAGACGAAGCCCTATGTGTCGAGAGTCTTGGCGGCGGTCAAAGCGCAACCCGATATGGTCGCTCCGTCGAAGCAAGAAATTGAATCGTCAATGGCCGTGCGTTTTGCTGGTCGTCCTGACCTTGCTGCCGAAGCCGCCAAACAGGTGGAGCATTCCATCGACTTGATGAAGGACGCGCGCAAGAGCGAAGTCGAGAAGACACAGGAAACACTGTACGGCTACATGGCCCAAGGCAAATCCTACCAAGAGTTGCCCGTCTCCGAACTCTCGAAGCTGCCGGTGGTCGAGCAGGACAAGATGCGCAAGGTATTCGACGAACATATCAGCGGTGCCCCGCGCGACAGCAATCAAGGGCTGCTGATGCAAATCAATTCCGACCCGAACTATTTAGCTCGTGTGCCCAATGCGGCATGGGTTGGCCCGATGAAGACGCAACTGTCGGCATATGACTGGGACCGTTTCGACAAGCAACGGTCGTCACTGCTGGGCGGCAACGTCAAGGAATCCGAAGGCATGGATGCTGGGTCCGTGAAGGCGGCGCTGGATGCTCGTCTGAATATGCTAAACATTGACTCGAATCCGGGGGATAAAGACCCGAAGGGAAGAATGCGGGTCAATTCGGCGCGGGCGATTCTCGATCAAGCCGTTCTTGAACGGCAGAAGCAGATTGGCCGCAAGCTCACGGATGTCGAGGTCATCAAGTTGGTGAATGATACGTTCTCCCACAACACCATCTTGCAGAATACCTTCTTCGGTATTACCCTGCCGTCATGGGCACCGGGAAGCGGCAAGCATGCACTGAATATAATGTCGATGCAATACTCCGACGTTCCCTCGGCAGACAGGGATTCGCTCAAGGCGAAACTCAAGGCGGGCGGCGTAACCGATCCGACTGACGTGCAAGTCCTCACGCTCTACAAGCAACTCCAAATGGGAATGAAATAATGCCCGACAACAACGATCTTCAGTCAAGCATCGATGACTTCCTGAAGCAAGAGCAAGAGTTCAAGGCGGCAACGCTGCGCAACAATTTCGCTAATACCGCTAGCACAGCACCAGAACAGTTTGCCAAGGACATCGCACTGTCACAGGCGACGATGATCCCGATTCAATCGCTGCATGCCGATCCTGAAGAGGCGGCGCGGCACCGGGCGTTGCAGGGCACCGACTTCACCGGGTTGGTCACGACATCCCCGAAGACCGCCGACTTTCTGCTCGACCCGGTGAAGGCCGGGATCGCTCGCAACGATGTGCCGAATCTCTCCGCGATGGAGAAAGGGCTGAAAGCTCTTGGGGGCACGATAGCGAACTATGCCCTTGGCTTCACGGCGGAAATGGGCGCATTCGAGTTTGAAGCGGCGGCGCTGCCGTTCGATGTCGCGGCGTGGCTGTCTCAATCGGTTCCGGGGTTGCCTGAAAATCGGATATTCAAAACGCTTCAGCGCACGGCAAACGCCTCGCGCGGATATGCGGCGCGGGCGCGACAGGCCATGACGGACATCGCCCCGACGCCTACTAGCGACCTTGAGGCGGGCGTGTATGCCGGCGCCCGATCTGCGGGGTTGGCTACCGCCATGCTCCCCCTTGGGGCGGAACTCGCGCTCACGAAGAGTGTTGCATTTGCCACACAAGCGATAGCCGGGTTGTTTGGTTTGCAACAGGGGGCGCAGTCCTACTTCGAGGCGAAGGACAAGGGCAAGACCGCCCCGCAGGCTTTGGGGTATGCTATCCCGCAAGCGGCTTTCGAGTACGCCTTCGAGGTTGGACCGGCCGGCGCCATCGCCGGCAAGATAGCCAACAACGGCCCACTCAAAGCATTCTTGTGGAATTTCCTTAAGAAAGAACTTGTAGGCGAAGAACTGACCACGCTGTCGCAGAACTTCAACACATGGGCGCAACTGAACCCCGAGAAGCCCTTCAAAGATTTCTTGATGGAACAACCCAGCGCGATGCGGCAAACCTTCGTAGCCACCCTCGTCGGGGGTTCGTTGCAGGCCGGGGTCATTCACGGCGCGCAGAAACTCGCGGGGCAAGCCTCGACGGAAAGCGCGCAGGCACAGACCAACGCCGACACCCTAACCTCGTTGTTCGAGACAGCGACGGAGAGCCTGAAACACGCGCCGGAAACGCTGAAGGAATTCTTCCAATCCGTCGCCCCCGATCAGACCGTCACCATCGACCCTGAAATCCTGAAGACGGCTTTGGGAAAAGCAGGGCTTGACATCAAGGAAGTATTGCCCACGGCGGCGGCTCAGTTGGAGCGCGGCCCTATGCCGGGTATCGGCATCGAGGTACCGGTGGGCGAATTGCTGCAAGGGCTGGGGGGCACTGGCGTCGAACAGACCATCGTGGAGAATCTGCGGATCGCGCCGGATTCTCCCACGCTGGCCGAAACGAAAGCGGCCGGCGACAAGGCAAGCGCGTTCTTCCAAGAGGAAGCAGGCCGTGTGTTGGAAGAACAGGCGAGCAACGAGAAGTTCATTGCCGAAACCAAGGCGGTACAGACGGACATTTACGACCAACTTCAGCGGGTGGGTAAGGCAGGACCACAGGCAAACCAGAGTTACGCCAAGCTCATTAGTAGTTTCTTCGCTGTTGCCTCTGAACGACTTGGCACTACCCCCTTGGGCCTCATGAACGGTTGGACGGATGCCACCGGCCAGCAGCATCGGGGGTATCACCTGAACGTACAAGGCCCGCAGGGCGTGCCGCTGAACAAGGCGAACATCCTCTATTACCGCCAGCTTGCGAACAAAGTGCTGGGCATCGAGCAAGGTGCCACGGATGCGGGCACTGTCATCCACGAGCATACGACGGCGGCATTGGCGAACGAACTGGCAAAGGAACTCGGCGTACCGTCGCAGAACCGTGTCGAAATCGCACTGGCCGCGCTGGTGCACGATATCGGCAAGGGCACTTTGCCAGAAGGTTTGCTGACTGCGGATCGCGCGCTTACTCCCGAGGAGCGCGTACAGGTTCAGACTCACCCCGAGGCCGGGGCATCGGCATTATTGCAAGCGGGTATCCCACAGAAGATCGCGGAGATTGTGCGCGATCACCATCGGGAACTTGGTGGCGGGTACCCGACGACGGATGCCTATCTCAGTTTCAGTGCGCAAGTGCTTCACGTCGCGGATGTGGCCGCATCGGTGGGTTCGCAGGACGCGGGGCACAGATACATTCATGACGCCAGTTTGGCAAAGGCGCGGGCCATTCTTGCGAGTGGAAATTACAACAAAGAAATCGTCGCCGCGTTCAACAAGCTGGCCGACGAACATCGTCTCCCCGCCGCCTTCAATCAGAAGAGTGGCGCGGTCCTGCACCAAGGCATCCCGGTGGCGACCAAAGCTACCTTCACGCGCACAGGCATCAAGGACGTGCTGGGCGCCTCGCAGTGGAGCATCCTGACGGCAGAGAACCCGATGGGCGTGCAGGGAACGCAGGAGGAAAACGCGAAGGCGAACTCCGATCTTTCCGCCCGCCTCGATCAACTCGGTCTTGAGCATTTCCAGATCAAAGGCAAGTACGGCAACATCGAGAACCCTTACGTCACCCTTGGGGTAACGCCCGAACAGGCGCTCGCGCTCGGTAAAGAATTCAATCAAGAATCTGTCCTGACTCGTCAGGGGCTGGTCTATCAAGACGGCTCTGTGACGCCCGCAACCGGAGTGACGGTGCATGCCACCGAACCCTCTGACTTCTACTCTACGCTGCCCGATGGCACGCACTTCACCATCGACCTCAACTTCGACGCTCCGCGCGCGCAGTTGGATGTCGGGATCGATAGCAGTGAATTTGGACAAACGGACAACCTGCCGGTGCCCTTCACGCCCACAGCCGAGAACATCGCCAGCTTCAACCCCGAGACGCTGGACTTGCGCCTGCTGGCAAACGCAAATCTATCCTCGTTCATGCACGAGACGGGACACTTTTTCCTGATGGTCTATGGCGACATCGCCGCCAGCGAGACGGCGCCGAAGGTCATCGTGGATGACATGAACGCGCTGCTGAAGTGGTTCGGCGTGCCCGATATGGCGGCGTGGAACGCTCTCCCCCTCAACGAGAAAAAGCCCTATCATGAGAAATTCGCGGAGAGCTTCGAGCAATATCTATTCAGCAACAAGGCGCCCAGCACAGAACTGGAACCGCTGTACCGTCGATTCGCTTCATTCTTGAAGCGGGTCTATGGCTCGCTCAAGGATTTCGTCGCCTCACACACTGGCGCCACTTTGACGCCAGAGGTCGCGGCCGTCATGGACCGCATGTTGGCTACCGATGAGGCAATCGCAACGGCGGCGGAAACGCGCAACTACACAGCCCTGTTCCAGAACGCAGTTGAGGCCGGGATGGACGAGGCGAAGTTTGTCGAATACACCGAACTCACGCGCGAGCAACGCGACGATGCCGAAGCCATGCTGCGGACCCGCAGCCTGCGCGACATGAAGTGGATGCGCAACAGCTACGACAAGACGATCAAGGAACTTCAGGCGGACGCCCGCGCCAAGCGTGCAGAAATCAAGGCCGAAGTCACCAAGGAACTCGCGGCCTCGCCCGTCTATAAGGCATCGCGCTTCCTGCGTTCAGGCGAGTTGGTCGATGTCGAAGGCAACGTGGTGAAGCAGGAAAACCACAAGCTGCAAATCTCCGACGTGCAAGCGATGTACCCGGATGAAGCCGCCTCCGTTTGGAAGACGCTGGGGTACGGCAACACTGGCTTGCTGGCGAAAGAAGGGCTGCATCCCGACATGGTGGCGTCGATGCTGGGCTTCCGATCCGGCGAGGACATGATCGCGCAACTCATATCCGCGCCGAAACTGAGCGAGGAAATCGAGACGCAGACCGATCTGCGCATGCTCGACCAATACGGCGATCTGAATTCGCCCGAGGTCATCGCCAAGGCGGCGGACGAAGCGATCCACAACGACGCGCACTCGCGCCTGCTGGCGACGGAACTCGCAGCGCTCAACAACAAGATTGGCGCCCCGAGTGTGCTGCTCAAGGCCGCGAAGGAATTCGCACGTCAGCGCATTGCCCACAAGACGATCAAGACCCTGAAGCCCATGCAGTACGCGGCAGCGGAAGTGCGGGCGAACAAGGCCGCGCAGGCGGCGCTGCGTAAGGGCGAACGCGACGAGGCCGCTGCACAGAAGCGGACGGCGCTCATCAACCAAGTCTCGACCAAGGAAGCCTACAAGACGGAGAAGGAACTGCACCGCATCTTCGACCGCCTGCACGCCATCGCGTCGTACAAGGAAGACTCTTCCGCGATCAAGAGTCGTGATGCCGAGTTGGTTGCCACCACTCGTGCGATCTTGGCTGAGTTCGACATCGGCACGAAGGGCAAGCGCGCCCAAGAGTATTTGGAAGTCGTCAAGCGCATGGACCCCGAGTTGGCCGCATCACTTACCGATGTCATCATTGGTTTGTCCAACAGCGCGAAGAACTGGCAGAACCTTTCCGTCGCGGATGCTCGTACCCTCGCGGAAGAAATCGAAGGGATATGGTTCCTCGCCAAGCGCGCACACCAGATCGAGATTGGCGGCAAGTTGATGTCGCTGCAAGATGCGCAAAACGAACTCTACGCGCGCATCGAACAACTCGGAATCCCGACCAGCATACCCGGCGAGAGCCAAGCCGTGACCGAAACGGAGAGGCGGAAGATGAAGTTCGACCGCTTCGTGGGTACGCTTACGCGCATGGAGAATTGGACGGACGCGAAGGATGGCGGCAGCACCGGCCCGTTCCGCAAGTTCATGTGGTCGCCCATCAGCGAGGCCGCGACGAAGTATCGCTTCGACAAGGCGCGCTATCTGCGCGCGTACAAGGAATTGCTGAAGACCGTCGAACCGACGCTCACACGCCAATTGATCGACGCCAAGGAACTGGGATATACCTTCGGTGCGGGCGACGGCGGCATGGGCAAGGCCGAACTCCTGCACGCCCTGCTGCATACCGGCAACGAGAGCAACCTGCGGAAGTTGCTGCTGGGCCGGCATTGGGCCACCGAGAACGCAGACGGTACCCTCGATACGACAAAGTGGGACTCGTTCATCACCCGCATGCAGGATCGCAAGATTTTGACGAAGGCCGACTACGACTTCGTACAGGGTGTGTGGAATCTCATGGAAGCCATGAAGCCCGCAGCGCAGAAGGCACACCACGAAGTCTTCGGCAAGTATTTTGCAGAGGTCACGGCCAAGGAATTCACGACGCCTTTCGGCACTTACGCTGGGGGCTACGTTCCGGCGATCACTGATCCGCTGATCGTGCGCGATGCCGATCTGCGGGCACTGGCCGAAGAGGAACAGAACAATATGTCGTATGCGTTCCCGGCACCGGCTCGTGGTTTCACGAAAGGTCGCGTGGAATCTTACACGCGCCCGTTGAAACTCGATCTGCGTTCGCTGTCGCAGCACATTGACAAGGCGCTGCTATTCACGCACATGGCCCAGCCAGTCAATGACGTGAGGCGTCTGATGCGAGGCAAGACGGTATCGCAAGCGCTACATCGGCAAGACCCGCAGGCGTTCAACACGATGATTGTGCCGTGGCTCAACCGTGCGGCGCATCAGATCGTAGAGACGCAGACACCGGGCAAGGAAGGGCTGGGCCGCTTCTGGACGGCGGTGCGCAAGAACGCCGGCATGTCCGCGATGTTCGGCAACGTGGCGAACGCGCTGCAACAGATCATGACCTCGCCATTCACCGCGATGGTGAAGGTGCGCCCCGCGATGCTGGTGGATGCCTTTGCCAAGTACGCGATGTCTCCGCGCGACTTCACCAAGTATGTCACCGACAAGTCGGTGTATATGAACAATCGCATGACCAACGAAGCGATGTCGATGACCGAAGATATAAACGACATCCTGCTGAACCCCTCCACCTACCAGAACACGAAGAATTGGCTGGTGAAGCACAGCTACTTTCTGCAAACCGCAGCCGACAACATCATGAGCGGCCCGGTGTGGCTCGCTGCATACAACCAATCCATCGAGGGCAAACTGAGCGAGGAAGAAGCCGTTCGCTTTGCTGACTCGACGGTGCGCGAGACGCAAGGATCATGGGCGCCGGAAGACATAGCCTCGTTTGAATCGGGCACGCCGTTCTACCGCATGTTCGTGCAGTTCGCCGGCTACTTCAACATGATCGCCAATCTGCTGGGCAACGAGTACGTGCAGATCACGCGCGACATGGGGGTCCGCAAGGGGGTAGGCCGTGGCCTGTACGTGTTCATGATCGGCTATTTCTTGCCGGCTGTGTTCGGGGAACTGGCGATTCAACTGATGCACGGTGGCCCCCCGGATGACGACGGCGACGGCGAGTATCTGGACGACTGGCTGCGCGATCTATTCGTGCTTGCGCCGCTGCGGTACGGCGTGGCGATGGTGCCGGGTTTCGGCCCCGTGGCGAACGCCGGCTTGAACATGCTGAACAACCAGCCTTATGACGACCGTATCTCGACCTCGCCCGCAATCAGCATGGTCGAGAGTTCATTGCGTGCGCCGCAGTCGGTTTATAACGCCGTAGCTGGCGAAGGCAAACCTAGCCGCGCCGTCAAGGATGTGGCGACTCTCATCAGCATGACAACTGGCGTGCCCGCCAGTGCGCTGGCAAGACCTATCAGCTACGCCGCCGATATCTCAGGCGGAAGGGTAGAACCCACAGGACCGATAGATGTGGCGCGGGGCGTAGCAACAGGCTTCGCAAGCCCTGAATCTAAGCACTAAATACGACAGTGATACTATCGCGGGAGTCTAAAAAGCTCCTGCGGCCCACCGGAGAAAAGCATGGCAATCAATGTAGATCGAATCAGAGGACAAACTGGCGGGCTTCCGTTGAAGGCGCCATGCCGTGCGGCCACCACAGCGAACATCACGCTATACGGCGAGCAGACAATCGACGGAATCGCGCTGGTTGAAGGCGACCGCTGCTTCGTCCGGTTGCAGACGGCTACCGCAGAGAACGGTATCTACAACGTCATGCGCGGGGCGTGGGTCCGTGCCACCGACTTCAACAATGGCTACGAGATTACCTACGGCACGCAGATTTTCGTCCAGTACGGCACGACGCTGCACGATACGTGGTTCTCCGTCACGGCCACCGCGAATCCAGTCGTCGTCGATACGACCTCGATTACCACGGTACAGGCGACCTCCATCGAAGCGGCCGTCGAAGCTGGTATATCGACGTATGCTAACAAGGTAGATGCGGAGGCCGCTGCTGCCTCTGCTGCTTCGTCTCAATCCACGGCTTCGAGTGCTGCAAGTGCGGCCGGCGTAAGCGCCGCCGCAGCTTTAGCCAGCGAGAATGCAGCAGGCGTCAGTGAGACGAATTCCGGCGCCAGCGAAACGGCTGCCGGGTTGAGCGAAATCGCCGCTGCGGCCAGTGAGGTAGCCGCAGGGTTGAGCGAAACCAATTCGGCTGCATCCGCCGCCGCCGCTCTCGCCAGCCAACTCGCCGCCGAGGCTGCGGAAGCTGGTACCATCGACGCCGCCGCTCAAGCCGCTGCCGCCGAGGCGTCCGCCACTGCCGCCGCCGCCAGTGAAACCGCCGCCGCTACCTCCGCAGGCGAGGCTGCGGATTATGCGAGCCAAGCGCTCGACAGTGCCCTGTGGCGGGTCATCTATGGCCTTGATAATACGGACACCCCTTACACCCCTCTCGTTGCCGATGCCGGTGCCCTGTACTCTGTGGATACGACGACAGCGGCGGTCGTCATCAATATGTTGCAGATTTCCACCATCACGACTTTTCCTTACACCGCTGGCATAAAGAAAAAGGCAGGGTCGAATACCCTTACGGTCAATACTACTGGCACCGACACCTTCGATAACGGTACCACTACCTGTACCCTCGATTCTGTCGGTGATACGATCCACTTGGTCGCGGATGACTCCACGACCCCGAAGGTCTGGTATCGGATTGTTCTTGGTTCCACCGCACCTGCTGGATCAGGCGACGTGTCCAGCGACACGGCGAGCAGCATCGATAACGAACTCGTCCTGTTCAAGAACACGAGCGGTAAGCTCGTCAAGCGTTCGACATCGACTGGTATCCCCAAGCTCACGTCCGGTGTGCTGTCGGTTGCGACCGAGGGAACCGACTATTCCGGTGGCACTTCGGCGCTTGCCACCGGCATTCTGAAATCCACCACGACGACCGGCGCGCTCTCGATTGCCACCGAGGGAACGGAGTATTCTGGCGGCACTTCGGCGCTTGCCACCGGCATTCTGAAATCCACCACGACGACTGGCGCCCTGACGATTGCCGTGGCTGGCGACTTCCCGACGCTGAACCAGAACACGACGGGTACAGCGGCGGACTTGAGCGCTACGCTATCCGCCGCGAAAGGCGGGACGGGGATAGCGAATAACGCTGCGAGTACCATCACGATCAGCGGCAACTATGCCAGCCAATTTACTTTCCAAGGGGCATACACCTACACCTATCCCCCCGGTACTGTTACCCTCGCTAGCTTGACGGGCACCGAGACGCTTACCAACAAGCGCGTCAATCCTCGTGTCATTTCCGCGACGAGCTACACAACGGACACCGGCACCAGTCTCAACATCGACAACTGCGATGCGTTCGTGGTGACTGCACAGGCAGGGGCCTTGTTGTTCAACAACCCCACGGGCACACCCGTCGATGAGCAAGGTTTGCTGATCGCCGTTACCGGCACAGCCGCGCGTGCGCTGACGTGGGGTACTGCCTACGAATCTTCCACCATCGATCTGCCAACCACGACTGTGACGACCGCGCGCCTCAATATCGCGCTGGTATATCGCTCAGATACGTCGAAGTGGGTCTGCGTCGGAGTGTCATAAATGTCGTTCTATCAGATACTCCTGATGGTGGGAAGCGGGGCCAGCGTTTTGGTCCCGTCAGCCAATGGCGCCACCATCCCCTCCGAAACTCAACTCGTCGATAACAACCTCGATGTATGGACGGTGAGCGCGGGGGTCGTCTATAAGAACGGTAGCGCTGCCGGGTACAGCGCGAACGTGGTGTTGTTGCTTTGGTGGAACGATGTAATATACCAAGAGAATAGTGACACAGGTTGGTGGTATTGGGATGGCGCCGATTGGGTTGAAACGGTCACGCCTATCGCCACCGATATAGCCGTTCCTTCCGTGAGTTCTCCTTTCGTTCAGATATATCCGTGGGATTCTGGATTCGGAACGAAATGGACGAACCCAGCGACCCTGCCTAACGATACCATGTCTGGTGCGGCCTTCTCGCCCGCTGGAAGCGCGGTAGCCGTTGCAGGGGCGTACAGCACAAAGTTCGTGTATGCGTATCCATGGTCGGGTTCCGGTTTCGGTACGAAGTACGCTGACCCCGCGACTCTACCTTCTGGCGCGGGCACTATAGCCTTTACCCCGGCCGGTACAACTCTGTTCGCGGGAGGCGCGACCTCTCCATACATCTACGCATATCCGTGGTCGGGTTCTGGATGGGGAACGAAGTACGCTAACCCGGCGTCCTTGCCGTCAGGCGAAGCGACTTGCATTGCCTGCTACAACGACTATGTGTTCATGAGCAACTATACCTCGCCATATGTGACCGCCTACCCGTGGGTGGCCGGCACAGGCTTCGGCACCAAGGTTTCCGATCCGGGGTCTATTCTGAACCCCGGTGTGGCTCGCGGGATTGCTTATTTCAACGGCGATGTTCTCGTATCGTCCTACGGAAGTATCAGGACGTACTCGTGGAGCGGTTCGGCATGGGGTTCCCTCTATGCGGCCCCCGCCACCCCGCCGAGTGGAAATACTTGTCGGGGGGTTGCTTTTGCTTCCAACGGCGCGGCTTGCGCCGTGGCGACCGACGCCACCCCCTATATCTACGCCTACGACTACACCATAGGCACCGGATTCGGATCGAAATATTCTAACCCCGGAACGCTCCCAGCAGGAGTAGGATATGGGGTGAAGTTCTCTGGAAGTTCGGATATTTCCGTGGGGCATGCAACCTCGCCTTACATATCGAATTATCCTTGGACAACCGTTTCTGGTTTCGGATCGAAATACGCGAACCCCGGAACGGCAGTAGGTGGGACATCATATCGTATGGCCTTCAAGTAAGAAAGGAAATGCAAATGGCAATCAAGACAATCACTGTCGGGCACAAGGAAGAACGCCTGTCCGCCGAAGTAGTCGAACGAGAGCATGAAATCTTCGACTACCAGAGGAACATCGACAAATACACCCTCATCCTTACCGCGTTGCCGCAGGGCGATGTGCCGGTTGCCATCCAACCGTTCGTGGCGAAACATCCGAACGGCCAATACACCGTGCATCCCGCCGACATCCCCGACGCCCTTCAGGCACAGGCCGCGGAATATCGGCACCGGGAACAGATCGCTCGCCTTCTGGCGACGGAGAAAGTTCAACAAGCGTTGGTGCAACGGGTATATGACGTTTTGGTCGCTCAACTCCCGCCCGCCACGGCCGACACCCTGATCCAGACTGCCGCGACGAATCGCGCCACGGAACAGGCCGCAATCAAGGCCGCGCGGCTAGCGACTCCGAAGGTGTAATCTTCCATCCCAAAGGAATAATAAAAATGGACAATGGAACCATAGTCATGTGGGTAATCGAAAACCTTCTGCTTCCGCTTCTATCCGTCGTGACCATCACGGGCCTCGGCATATTGGGGTCCATCGTGAAGGGGCACAAGACGGATGCGGAGCAGCGGGATCGGGACATCCAAACCCTGAAGGAACGGGTGGCGAAGAACGAGGGGTTGTTCCTGCTGCGCACCGAGGTCAATGACATGATCGACCGTGTGTTGCAGCCGATCCGCGATCAGTTGAAGCGCATCGAAGACAAGCTCGACAGCAAATGACCTACCTCGATATCCTCTATCCCCAACTCGAACGTGACGAGGGGAAGAGTAGCCGGATGTACCGCGATTCCGTGGGCGTCGAGTCCATCGGGATCGGGCACAATCTGCGGGACAAAGCCATCAGCGAACGGGCGATCCGCGTCATCTTCGAGGACGACGTAGCCGACGCGGAGAAAGATGCCCGCCGCCTGTTGCCAGAGTTCGATGCCTTGAGCGATGCGCGCAAGGCCGTCGTCATCAACATGGCCTTCAACTTGGGGTACAACCGTCTCGCGGATTTCCACCGGACGCTCAGTTTCATCCGGGAAGGCATGTACGATGACGCGGCCAGATCGATGCTCGATTCCAAGTGGGCCAAACAAGTCGGTGCCCGCGCCCTGCGGCTGGCCGACGCAATGCGAAAAGGATAACCAAATGTTCAGATGGATCGCCCGGTGTTTCGAGGATGCCAACGGTGTGCCGGATGAGGCGCGGGTGGCCGCATTCCTGATGGTGCTGGCATTCATCACCAACAGCGTTGTCTCCGTCGTAATGAACCCGGCGCACACCTTCGACGCCCAGCAGTTCGGCATCGGTGCCGGCGCGCTGGCGGCGGGTGTAGGTGTGTGGTTCGGCCAGCGGAAGGATAACTAGTATGGCCGCTCTGCTGCTTCTCCTGCGCCCGTTCTTGCCGTACATCCTCGGCGGCTTGCTGACGTTCGGTGGCGGCTTCGGCTCTGCGTGGTACCTTCAAGGGCTGAGGATTACCGCCGTGCAGCAGGAACTCGTTCAGGTGAAGCTAGACGCGCAGAAGGCTACGCAAGACGCCAAAGACAAGGCCGACAAGATCACCAAGGAAACCCAAAATGCTACCGTTCTTTCCATCAAAGCTGTTGCTGATTACTACAGCAAGCATCCTGTTGTCCGCGTGCTGCCCGCAGCAAAGCGTTCGGCCGCAGCCGTACCCAGCGATACCGGAAACACTGGACCGCGACCCGCCGACGATGTACCTGCTGACACCCCTCAACGGATCGACAGCGCCCTCGGAGACTGCGCCGTTACAACCGTGATGTTCGTGCAACTTCGTGATTGGGCGCGCGAGCAACGGCGCCAGAGTCTCGGAGACTAGCTTTTCTTCCAGCGCTTGCAGGCGTCCAGCAGAATGTCCTGCGTCTCGCGCTTCGTCTCCTGCCGTTCAATGACAAGTTCATCCACTGTCTGCCGCGCGATAATGCGGTGGATGAACACGGGCAGGGGGTTTTCCGGGTTCTCTTGGTATTGACGTGTCGGGCCGATGCGTTCGATGATCTGCTGATAGTTTTCCAGCGACCAATTGTGCCCGAAAAAACAGATGTTGTTGCATACCTTCTGGAAGCCATCGAGGCCGTAGCCGCCACTCTGCGGGTGCATGAACAGGAGGGGTAGCTTGCCCATCTTGAAGTCTTCCTCATCGCGGTGCGTCTTCAGCACGCGGCCCTTGGGGAACGCCTTCACCAGCCGCGCCAGATCGGACTTAAACTCGTAGGACACGATCAGTGGGGCGCCGCTCAGTTCGCTGACAAGCGACTCCATCGCTTCGATCTTCTCGTCATGGATGAGCCGCCATTCCTTCGCCCGAGGGTGTTGATCGCTGTCGGCCAGCGGATCGACATAGACGGCGCCATTCGCTATTTGCAAACATTTCTGCGTCTTTGCCGCTGCACCGAACGCCTCTACGTTGCGGTCCTCGATCTGGATGAACATTTCCTTTTCCATTTCGCGGTACAGCTTGCGGGCCTGCGGCGACAGATCGACGAAAATGTCGTTGATGATCGGCTCGTCCAGATCGATGTAGTCGCGGATGTCGATGGTCAGGCATATATCTTTGACAGATTCATGTATTTCGGAGCTGACGTACTCGCTTTTTGGCCCAACGCTATACCCGTCGTAGCCCTTGCAGAACCAGCGTTTCAGGAAGTCGGTGTGTGTGCGGCCCAGCCGCCTACCCTTGTCCAGATACCAGAGTTGCCCCCACAGATCGCCAAGGCCATTGGGGGCCGGCGTGCCCGTCAGTTCGATGAACCGCTTCACGTGGGTCCAAGAGATACGCGCGAGCGCTCCTGCGCGCTTGGCGCCTTGGCCGGCTAGGAACATCTTGCCAATGGTGGATACCCGTTCGGAAATGCGATGGCTGGCGAGGCGGCGGGCCTCGTCGGCAACGATGTTGCGGAAGGGCCAGCGATCCCCGTAATGTTCGATCAGCCAGATCAGGTTGTCGTAGTTCGTGGTGAAGACCGGTGCATCATGGCGCAGCGCTTCGAGGCGTTGTTTCTCGCTGCCTACGATGGGAATGACCGATAGGCTACGAAGGTGTTCCCACTTCAGCGTCTCGTTGCTCCACACGTTGCGGGCGACCCGTAGCGGGCCAAGGACGAGCGTAGGGTGGCTCTCCCCTCCAAGGTACAGGGCGTCAAGGAAATTCTCAGCCACGGTCGTTTTACCCGTGCCCATGCCGGCCCATAGCGCGCACCGGTCATAGTTGAGTAGGTGTTCGGCCATCGCGGGTTGCCACAGCCGGGGGGTGAATTCTTTACGACACACGGATGCGGGACCAGAGCAGGATGACGTTGTTGAGGATTCGCACGCCCTCGGGCACTATCGGCTTGCCACGCTGGCGGCGGGCCTTGCGTTGCTGCACCTTCTCCCAAGCGGATAGGGGTGCCGGCTTCGTTGCATCGGCGCCAGCCCCGTGTGCGTACAAAGGAACCCAGCTATTGCGCATGCCTTGGAATTCGGGGCACCAGCCCGTGATGTGGCAGATACCTACATTCCGGGCGTTGTATAGTAACCGGCAGGCTGTCTTCCTCGAACACCCGACGTACTTGGCGATCTGTGTTGGGGTCGCGCTCTTGGGACGAATTAGGAGCAGTGCTGCCTCGATGTGAGACGCAATGCTAGTCATGATTATTACGCGCGTTTATTCTAGCGAAGGTTTCAGACGAAACCTTCCGCCGACATTCTTCTCCGCAACAAGTTATAAGACCGACATGCGACTGTTTGACTGTGAAAGGCTTCGCGCACACTCGGCACTTTACCTCAACCTGCCTTCTTTCTGCGACTGCCTTACACGCGCGGCTACAGTAGCTAACGGCATTCCTTTTTGCTTCTGCCGCCTTTCGTGTAAATCCTATCGTACATATCGGGCACATCAAATGGACATAGCCGGCTATTCTACTCAGCGGAGTCTTATTCGAGAATTCAGCGTTCAAAGGAAGCGACGGGGGTGCGTCCGTCTCGAACCGCCGTAGCGTCTGTTTCGCTCTCACGATCAGTCGTCGTGATGGCGGGGTTCTTCGCGCGGCTGGGCCGTGATGGCGGGCCGCAAGTCCTCGTCGTCTTGATCCACGCAGGTAACGTGAATCGGGTGCGAATGCCCGAGGCGGTCAAGCACGACAATTCGTTCCCCCAACAAGCGCCCACCACACACCCAGCAAAAAGAAACGGTCATGATATTATCCTAATAGAGTCCGACCCGCCGTGAATAACTGTCACCCATGAACAGCTTTTGTTTTCACCACGGCGACCGGATTTTTCTTTACCTCCGATTCCTTCTCTTCTTCGCCCACCTTCGGCAAGGGGCGGAGCCATACATCAGGAAGAGGACCGGATTGTGAGGGTGGGCCGATGGTACTACGGAGAGGGAAGCCTTCGCTTTCGACTTCCCACATTTGACCGCTGGCCGGTAGATAGCAGATGTACCGGCCTTGATACTTGAACATGTCGGTGTGGTAGCCAAGGTTGAAGACGACCTTGACGATTTTGCCTTCGTTGCCCGCCGCACTGTGGATGATGATCGCTCGATCACCGAGCTTGCAGTAGGTCACGGCTTGCCCCCTAGTAATTGATCCACGTCTCGCTTTGAGTCGATGACCTCGACCCGAAGGCCGAACGCACGCATGCGCTCATGCTCGCGCTGTTGCGCGCGCTCGTGGGCATTGGAGGGGAACGTGGCCTTCTTGCCGGGGGCTTTCACTTCGACCCAAACGGTCCAAGGCGCATAGGTGAAAGTCCCGCGTGTTGGGTGGTATGTGCATGACATCATCACGAAGCGGTCGGGGGCTTTGCTGCGACCGATCCATCGGGTCTTGCGGACCTCGCCGCCGAGTTGTTCGACGCGCTGTTTGAGGTAGTCTTCGATGTCTGATTCTTTCATGTCTTGCAGGACCGCTTTTATGTAATCGAACAAAGCAAAAAGCGCAAGGGAGAACGCGCCGGTAAAAAACATCCCCGCGACGAGGATGTCAAAAAGGGGCGAAGGTGTGATGTTGCTCATGGTGGATGAGGCCAAGGGCTTCATCGAAGACGCGACCGGCGTGGGGTATGCTGCACAGCGTTCGCCAGAAGGACTTCAATGCCCCCTGCATGGCGGGTGATTGGCGGTGATAGTAGGCCACCAGATCGTGCGAGTTGAAGGGCTTGAGGGCGGTTGATTCATCCCAACAGACGGGGGATGCGCCCTCATCTTCTTTGTGAGTCTCGAAGTACCGACGCATGTCTGTGAATTCCTTGCTCATGATGCGGGTCCGTTATTTGTTCCTACAAACTGTAGGCGCTTCTACATCATTTGTCAAGGACGCTCTCTTGGCGAAGCGAACACAGACTAATCTAGGCTCAGTGGGGTGAATGCAACTGTACCAATCGTAATCTTTGTCGGGACGCTTCATCACCTTAGCCCCTTGCGCAGCCATGTCCAACATATCTATTATGAACTTACGCATGTCCTAGTCCTTTCTGTAGCGATACCCCTCGAAGCCCGCCGCAGCGAGCGGCATGTCAGGCGCCCAATCGGGGGGCTTCGCAAGCAGCGCACACATATGATCGATGTTGAACTCGGGGCGATCAGGTGCGACGGCGGGCGTCTCATCATGCACTCGGAATACCAAGTCGTAGCCGGCACCCGCGATGCCGTACAAGGCATCGAACATGAAATCCCTCGCCGTGCTTTGCGTGGCGTTCTCCGCCAGCTTGCCGGTGTATGTCTTCACCCGGCCCCATTGGTGTGAGTATTGGTTCAACCCCAAGAAGGACAACTCGCCGCCCTCCACCTTTGGATGCGGGTAGCATAGGAACCGGCCACTCGGCAACTTGATGCGTGTCCATGCGTTGTCGCGGCGGAATTGGAACTTGCCGTACTTGAATGTCTCGCCGGGATTCTCCGTCGCCAGCACCCAGTTCTCTTCCATGTTCTTGGCGAGGGCCACCGTCTTCGGGTGTGCCGCGCGCCACATGCGCTTGAACGATTCGCAAACGATCACAGCTTTACGAGACATCGGCCAGCTACCGCCTTTGTCTTCGAGCCACGCCACGAAGTCGGTGGCTTCGAGGATCATGTCGTTCGGGATCGCGTCCCATGCACGCTTCGCCATTTCTTCAAGGTCGAGTTGATAGACCAGCGCGAACGTCACGAAGGCATGGATGCCGCCCATGTAGCCAAGCCCCAACTCCATGACCTTCCCGATCTTGCGCTCGTCCTTCGTCACTTCCCCCACGGCGATACGCATCGCCTTGGCATACGCCAGCTTGTAGAGGTCAGGACCGAAGCGCGTAGGTTCGCCCTCGTCGTCAAGCGGTATCTCAATCGGTTCGCGCCGCAGGATCGCGTCGTAGATTTCCGGCCCGGTATGCCACTTGCCATCGGCGCCTAGCAGCGTGTCGTAATCGCGGAACGCTTGCAGCTTCCATTCCTCGCCGGCTTCCCATGCGAGGCCACGCCCTTCGATGTTCGCCAAGTCGGGCACAACGAGTTTCTTGCCGGCACCGGGCACGATGACCGAGCGTATCGTGCTGGCCGTCAGTAACATCACGTCATCAAAGACAATTTCTTCGCAGCCGGCCAACATGGCTTCGATGCCTATCTCGATCTGCTTCTGTTTCAACAGCCCGCGACTGGCGAGATTCTGCAACTGCGGCTTGCGGCCTGCATCCCTGCGCGTGCGGCTGGCGCCGTCGAACTGAATCATGCCGCGCAGCTTACCGTCCTTATTGACGGCATTGGCGAAGGTCTTATACTTGGCCGTGCTGGACTTGCTGGCCTGTTGCCGCATGCGCAACAACTCCACCAACTCGGGGTCCAGATCGTCGCGGTCCAGCATCTTGGTGATGGTGGCCTTCGTCATATCGGCAAGACCGATACCGTACTCCGCGAAGATGAACTCGATCAACTTGTCGCGCTGGGTTGCCGCATCCACCTGATCGCGGGTGGCTACCTGCACCCGCTTCTTGAGGCGGGCCTGTTCGTCGTCAGTGGCGCGGATAGCGGCCTGTACCAAGTCCAAGTCGATGGGCACGCCACGGTCGTTCATTTCTTGATCGAGGAACCAGAGGTCGCGTTCCTTGGCCCCGGCCCCGACTTCGCCGTAGTTCCACGACGGTAGCAGGTTCGACACCGCGCGCATAGAGGGGATGTCCATGCGTCCATATTCAAGGAACATTTCCCAATCGAGGGGGTGCGACTCGCGCGTTGCGCGGCGCAACTTCATGTTCTTGGGGCGCGGCTTGCAGAACAGATGGATAAGCCGGCGCCCATCTTTGACCTTGGCGAGGTCTTGCGGTACGTTGAGAATGCCGCACAGTTTATCGAGGCTACCGGGCAGGCCGTGGGCCAGCGCCTTGACCATCGAGCAGCGCCACTTCTTGATGGGTATGTCGATCTTGAGATTGCCAAGTCGCAGGACGTTCCTGTCGAACATGGCATTGTGGGCTTCGACGATTTCCGCGCTATTCAGCAGATATTCCAGCAACTCCAAATCGATGGGGTGGCCTTCCGTCAAGTCGATCACATACGCGGGGCCGTCGTCTATGGCGTATTGGTACGTCATGACCTCGGCGTTCTCCGCGTACTTGTAAGTGCCGTGTTCGATAGGTACCTCGGAATACGTCTCCGTGTCGAACCACAGCTTCTCGAACTCGATCATTCCTTCGACTCAGCAAGCAGCTTGAAATAGTTTGCCCGTTCCTCGAAATTATTAGACGCTTGCATAAGCCCGTCCGGTCCTCGCATCGGGCAATCATTACCGAAGTACGCGCACTTTAGGCTCTCGTTGCGAAGCAATGCTTCTTCGTGGCGTGCGCGGGCCGCCGTCATAGCATCGTGTTTGGCCTTTACTTCTGGGGGCATGCCTTTTTGGTATTGCGCTAGCGTTTTCATTTCGTACTCCTGTTAGATGATGCTGGCCGATTACCCGGATTCCGTGTCATTATGATTGCTGGCAGGAAAACACGTTGCGCGCAGCGGCGGTGAAGCTATTCTCGTGGGCACAGCCGCTTTGCCATCCGGGTCCATTACTTCGAGGCCAGTCGAAGGTTGGTAACACTAGGAGCTTCCCGCCCCCACTATTACATAGCCCCCTGTCACGGGGCTACAGAATAGCGACTGTTGGATCAGCCGATGTCGAAGTCGCTATCGGTGCTACCGCCGCCTTCGTCCATGCCCAAGTCCTCGAACTCGTTCGGGTCCGCAGCACGGCCACCGCCGAACGCCTTGCCGTCCTTCACGAATTGGGCGCCGCTGAACGAAGCGCGTAGGCCGGGGTTCTCGCCCTTCTGCCCGTAGATTTCCACGATGAGATTGACATAGCAGCCGGAATACGGCTTGCCATCGGCGACAGTGAGCGGGGTCTTGTCGCGGTCGATGACGGTGGGGCGCACCTTGGTATGTGCCGCAAGAATCATCTTGCCGCGATAGTCCTCGTAGGAGTCGCCCTTCATATCGGCAATCGGCGTGCCGTCATAGTAGGCGCACTTCTGGCTGTTGCCCTTGAACGAGTCGTAGTACGACTTGGCCTTGTCACCGAAGACTTCCTTCATTTCGGCGCTGATCGCCGCCCTGATGGCCTTGTCGTTGTCGCTGCCGGGTTCGACAATGACCGTGCTATTGAAGCGCGGCTTACCGTCGCCGGTCTTGAATTCCTTGGCGACGAAGTAGTCCATAAAGGATTGGCGAACATTGCGGAGGGTTACTTTTTGCGTCATGGTTGGTTCCTTTACCGGAAGAATTGAGGGTACAGCTTTTTCACCGCGTAGATCGCGGCATTGATTTCCGCGATCTTGTGCGTGGTAGCCGCAGCGATGAGGATCGCACGCGCACGAGGCGGAAGAAGTGTTGCAACGGGGAGCATGGTGTTTTTCTCTTAGTTGATGGAGAGATTCGTGTCGCGCGAATACAGAGGGATGATCCAGAACAACCACCACGTCTCCCGCCGAACATGTTCGGTGATGGACCTTCCGCCGTAGCGCCGTGCCGTCCGTTCGATGAGATTGTCAGATTTGTGTAACATGTCTTTGTCCTTATGCCAGTTCGCTACCGTCGTCCAAGTTCTCGAATTGAGCGGCGACGTTCGTATCAACTTCGGGGCGGCGGTCTGACTCGGGGACCAAGGACTTTGCGCCGGCAGCGCGCGTGATGAGCGTCTGAAGTTTCGTCCAGAGTTTCGGGTTCGACATCGTGCCGCCTTCACCGAAGCGCTTCTCGGCGGTAGCGGGGCCGATCAACTTCTTGTCGTACATATCGTCCTGCTTCAGCCGCTTCGCCTTGAGTTCGGCTTCGACTGCGGCAGGGTCGCCCCATGCGCGGTTGCCCTCGCGGCCTTGCACAACCTTCAACCCCGGCAGCTTGATGCCTGACAGAGCCACCGCAGACGCCCGCTTCTCTACGGTATCGCACCACATCTTCACCAGCGGCACGGACAGGAACTTGGCTGATAGTACGGCAGCATCTTCCGACACCGCTACGACGGCGGTAGCTTCCTTGATCGCCGTCTCGGGCGTGGCGTCTGCGTCCAGATTCTCAAAGGCACCGACGACTGCTTCCATCGCCGCCTTGTCGAACGCGGGGCACTTGCCGTTGTCCTTGGCCCTGCACCAGCGGCATTGTTCCGCGCCGGGGGAGAGGTACTGAAGATTCGGGGTATCCACCCAGTTGGCCCGGAACTCGTAGGCGATCCGAACATCCGCCGCGCGGCCCATGATTTCCTTCTCGAACTCAAGAAGTTCATCGACGGTGATGACCCACTCGTCAGGTTCGGCGCTGATGCGCGGCTGGTGGATGACGATGCGGACGCGCTCGAAGTCCGCGAACGGACTGAACTCGTGGTACGCAGCCAGCACGTAGATCAGGAGTTGCTTGTTGTTGGGCGCGAACACGCGGATGCCAACACCATACTTGAGGTCGCGGACTTGCAACTCTCCGGGGAGAATGATGACCGCATCGCCCGTACCACTAGCCCCTTCCTCGCCGGTAATCATGCTGATGTCCAGCTTGCGCTCGATCATCAACTCGCCGCCTTCCGCCGCCTTCTGCGTGCGCTGCACGTACTTGCGCACGGCGGACACCATGCCTTCATCGACTATGAATGTATGGCGAACGGATAGCTCCGCGCGTTGCAGGTCCGTGACTTCTTCGGCGAAGACCGCGAAGTCCGAGTCCGATGCCTCATGATGCCCGACAAGAATTTCCTTGCGAATGAAAGCCACCGGGTCTTGGTTCTTGTTCAGGCAGATTGCCCCCAAGAAGTGAGCAGCCGAACCCTCGTCGGCTTCGATGCTGCTCTCGTCGGGGATGCCCTCTTCCATCGCGGGGGCGCCGGCACAATTCGACCACTTCTCGGCAGCGGACGGAGCCATGAGTTTGGCATGTTGGCTCATTCGGACACCCCCTTGAAGGCCAGCCCCTTCCACGCCTTGACTTCTCGCGCAAAGGCTTGACGTTGCCGGCGCTCGCGTTCGCGGTCGCTGTCGTGCGGGTAGGTATGGCCGGTGTGGTTGGCCGCACGAGACAGGCACGACTTTATGAACGGCTTGTTCCGGCCCTTGCCGCGCGACTTATATGGGCCGATCTTCGCCAACTCCTCCATCGAGTTGGGCGAGTTCATCGCCGCGAAGACTGCGGACATCATGGCCTTCGCGCGCTTGAAGGCTTGGTAGTCCGTTCTCACGCGATGCTCCCTTCGCTTTCGATCTTGGCGTTCGTCGCCGCGATCAGTTCGACGGCCTTGGCGTAGAACTTGGCGTCCATTTCCGAAGCCTTGGGCGCGTTGCCGCATTCCTTGAGGATCATCAGCGCTTCGGTCTTGTGCCCGGAGCCGGCGAGCTTGACGATGGGCTTTTGGATTTGCTCCGCGAAGTCAATCGCCTCGGAGCTTGCGGCCTTCGTCTCGGCAGCAGCGGTCTTGGTTGCAGTAGTTCGGGTAGCCGCAGACTTCTCCGTCTGGACAGACTTTCCCGTGGTCTTCGCCGCCCCCTCCTGCGGGGCATCACCCTTGCAGGAACCGGCGCAAGCCTTGGCGGTGGCGCCGGCAGCGAGCATGCTGGAAATCGTGGCGGTCTGGTTTTCGAGGGCTTTGGTCAGGGCATTGACGGCGGTGGTAAGCGCTTCGACTTTCTCTTCAAGCATGATGTTGTCCTTCTGTGGTTGTTGATGAAAGGCTTTGTTGAGGGCGCCGGCAGTGCCGGCGATCCACGAAGGATATAGTGCCCTCAAAAAAGCCCCCTGATTGACGGCGAGGTTCGGAGGACGCTCGTCTCTTACTTCTCTGCGCCGGATTACAGGGGGGCAAACTTTATCTGATGTCGCTCTCGACCTCGCTTGTGGCAAGTTTGAGCGCTTCGGGTTTCTGCGGGATTGCCGCATTCATTGCCGCCTGCAACTGTTGCTTGCGGGCGAGCGTGTCGATGACATGCAGATCGATTGCTTCTGCATTCAGACGATGGATGGTTTCGAGGCTGTGCATGATCATTCCTTATCCACGAAGATGCTAGGGTCACGACGATTGGCGTATCGGATGGCGCTCCGGTCATCGAAGACCATACCATGCTTCGCCAGCACCGCGCGAATCTCTGCGGCCACCATCAACAACTCCGTCGTCTCATCCTCGCCGCACTTCGCGTACTTGTTGGTCGCCTGTGGCTTCGGTGCCTCGAAGCGTGGATCGCGCTTCATGATTCAGTCCGTGATCGACAGGAAGGTCGGAACATTGGCGCCGGGATGCGCTGGGCCAATGAACACGACGCCCGCCATGTTGCCGATGAGTTGCACATCGCGTTGCTTCAGGAAGGCGAGCAGTTCTTCCTTGACTGCGGCCAAGTCCGGGTCGAGTATCGGGGTGGTTGTCTGGTAGAGCATGCTGAACTCCTGTGGGTTGATCGGAAAACGCTTCGCAGGTTAGCGTAGTGAAAAGTACAAGTCAAGGGGTTTCGAGAAAATATTTTTCTTGACACGGGTGGTAGTCTCGGCTACAGTCCGGGGCGTCACGCAAATCAGGAGTGCTGAATCATGGCTACTCGTTACGATCTTCCCCCATTCAGTTGTGTTGGCCCCGCCGGCAAGGCCGTCATCGAACCCTCCGAAGGTGGGTATGTCGTTTCGCTTTACGACTGGGACCACGAGTTCGTCGTATCCCATTTCGTTAAAGGCTTCGACGAGGCCCACACTCGGATGTGCAAGCTGGCGGGTAACGACTAATGATGGACTTCGTTCCCCTCTTGCATCCCCGCTACCTCGTCCTCATCGAAGGTGACCTCTGGACGCGCTACCACAATCGGCGCATCACGCACAAGGCGCGAATCTCCAAGGACGATCCCCCGCAGCATGCCGCCAAGACGGTCGAAGCCTTCCGCGTCGATCCCGATAGCGTGCTGCCACCTGAAGAACCCATAGCCGCATGATCGAATACCTCAAGAGCCACAAGCGCCGCAACGCTTTGCTGGTTGAACTTCGTAAGCTAGACCCTACCCTCTTCAACAAGGCGGCATTGAACATGCTGATCCTCGCGGTCAAAAGCTACCCCGAGCAACAGGTCTATGTCATGTACGACGACAACGGGAACCCGCTTGCGGCGGTAGCCTACTTGCCTTTCCGCGACTACATCCATGTCAGCTATCTCGGGTCCATCGCTCCCGCCCGCTACCGGGCCGGTTCCACCCTGATGTCCCATCTTGAAAAGAGAGGGTTGCCCATCACCCTTCTGGCCGAGAGTGATGCCGTCGGGTTCTACAAAAAACGAGGATACCGAGACACCAGCCCGCCCACAGAACCTGTCGTCAAAATGACAAACGCAAAGGAAAAAAGAAATGTCTGGAACGCAACTTACCCCGCATGAAATCAAGCGCACCAAGGACGCATGGGAAGCCAGCGGCTACAACCAAGTCAAGGCTGCGATCATGCTGGGCATCAGCCGCCCGACTTTCCAGAACCGCATGCAGCGCCTCGGGCTTGAAGTACCCTCAGTGAAGGACAAGCCCGACATCGACAGGCGCGCGGCCCAACGTGCGGCCGACGAGATTCAAGAATTGCGTGCGACTGTGCGCCGGCAGACGCGAGCGCTCAACACTGCCGACGATCTGCGGGCGACGGTGTTCGGACTAGCGCAACAAGATACTACGCCGCCCGACTGGCTCCCGAAGGTGGCCGATTGCCACGCCGATACGCAGGTTCCGATCCTTGACTTCTCGGACTTCCACTTGGGCGAGTATGTCAAGGCCGAAGAACTCGACGGCATCAACGCCTTCAACAAGAACATCGCGGCGCAGCGCTACCGCCACATGATCGAGAAGACCATATCGCTGGCCCACAACTTCATGGGCACCGTCACCCCGCAATATCCCGGCATCATCTACCTGCGCAACGGCGACCTCGTGGCAGGCGACATCCACGACCTCAAGGAAACCAACGACCTCAAGGCACAGCCCGCCGTGCGCGAGTTGGTCAAGATGGAACGCTGGGGCATCCATCAACTTCAACAGGAATTCGGTCATGTCTGGACGATCACCAACCCCGGCAACCACGGGCGCGACACTGTGCAGCCGCATAGCAAAGAGAATGCGGCTCGCAATTTCGATACGCTTTCCGCATACATGCTCGAAATGGCGTTCGAGAGCAACGAGAACGTCACCTTCTGGACGCCCGAGTCGGGCGACGCCCTCTTCAACGTGCTGGGCTATACGTTCTTGGCTACGCACGGCGACCGTATCGGAACGGGAGGCGGTCGCGGATTTGTGGGCACGGCGGCGCCGATAGCCCGAGGCGCAAAGAAGCTGACCGAGTACTATGCCGCGCTGGGCACGACGCTCGACTACATCCTGCTGGGCCACTTCCACACGCGCATGGAAATCGACAACACCTTCGCCAACGGTTGCCTCTGCGGCTACACTCAGTACGGCAAACAGTTCCGCTTCATCCCCGTGCCGCCCGAGCAATGGCTGCTATTCGTCAATGCCAAGCACGGAGTCACCGCGCGCTGGGCAATGCAGTTTGCATCCCGCCCGCGCATCATCAAGCCGGTTCCCTTCGAGCCGCTGAACTAAAAGGACACTATCATGAACAAACCGGAAGACCCCCTCTATCGTGCTGCGCTCGGGGATATGGTTGCAAAGGCGATTACCCTTACAGACTTGGCCGACACATCGCCGGAAGCCAACGCCGCCGCGTACTTACATCCGTGCCCTCCTCTGCACGGCAACATAGGCCCTACCTCATTCGCTCCACCGCCGCGCAAAGTCGGCATGCCGCCCTGCATCGGTGCCCGCTACGGCACTCTCGGCCCCACCTACGCCGATCTGAAGAAAGACAACGAAATCCAGAAAGCATGGATCAACTACCTCGAAGCGCGACTCAACAGGCAGGTATATCTCACCAAGGAAGCCGAAGACAACGCTAAAGACCTATACCTGTCGATGTCTCGCTGGCAGGACATTGCCAACAGCTATGCAGAACACATCAAGAACCTCGAATATCAATGCGAGCATCTTCGCCGTCACTATATTTCAGGAAAATGACAATGAAATTCTCAGTACCCCGTACCCTCGAAGGGCCGCAGCGCGAGATAGCCGAGTGCCGCGTCCTGTGCGAATGCGTCGATGCGTTTGCCAAGGATATGAAAGCGAAGCTCTGCTCCAAGGCCGTGAAGGGCTGGCGCGAGTGGGACAACCCCAAACACGAAACTGCCATGGCGCAGGAAATGTTCCGCATTGCCGACGTGCATGGACAGGAAGTTGATGTCGCCAATTTCGCCATGTTCCTCTGGAATCTCAGTCAGGAGTAACCTGTTGCACCGGCTACGCTTTAGGTGTATGCTCGCGCTCTCGATCAAGGATGTACCATGAAAAACCCCCTACTGACCTACCTAAATTCGTTGTCGCAAGACGAGCGGAAAGCCTTCGCCATGCGCGCTGGGTCTTCTGTCGATGCGCTGCGTCTCGCGGCTCACGGCTACAAGACTCAAGGCAAGGTGGCGATCACCGCCGAGTTCGCCGTTCGCATCGAGAAGGCCAGCGGGGGGGCCGTTCGTCGACAAACTCTGTCGGACACTTGCAAGAAGTGCCCGTTCGTTCAACACTGTGGAGATATGACAAATGTTTGGAAGTGAAACCCTGAAATTGCGAAGCGAAGTCGAATCCCTTAAGAGCGAGGTCACTTGCCTCCGCAGAAGGCTGGTTGCGCAAGAAGACACGCTGGCCGCGCTAATGGACCACTTGCAATTGGAATTGCAAGAACACACGACTCCGTACTACGTCGCCCACATCCCGCAACCCACACAGGAGTAAAGCATGGCTCTCTTCTTCAAAGCCACGAAGGATAACTGCCCCGGTCGCACCGAAGTCCTCGTGAATTTCGAGGCCGTTCGCTTCGTGTATCCACACCCGGAGGGGGCGGAAGTCATCGCCGACGACGGTACTTCCCTGCTCATTACTGCGTCCTTCGGACAGATCACGAAGGCCCTGACGCCTTACGACTTTTCCCAATAAGCTCTCGACCACGGGAGCTTAGATGCCCAAACAAACCGATCACCCGCTGATCGAGCCTCTTCGCCCGATCCTCTCCCGTGTTCGGCTCGACATAACAGCTATCAAGCTGGCTGACGGGTCGCGCTGGACGACGGAGCCGCTGACGAAGGCGCGCATGGCAACTCACCTTGACGGCGGCATGCCTCGCGGCTGCTGCCCGATCAAGGAAGGGGAAAGCACGACACGGCTGGGACTCTATGATCTGGACAGCCACAAGGGCGAGGTATCGTGGAACGACCTTGCCGCTGTGGCCGAACAGTTGAGCGAGGCACTGTCCGCCGAAGGCGCACAAATCGTACCCTTCCGCTCCTCGGGCGGCAACGGTATGCACCTGTTCTTGCTGTGGGATGAGCCGCAAGACGCCTACAGCGTTCGGCACTTCATGAACTCCGCACTCGAAGCCATCGGCTACAAGAATGGCGCGGGCGGGGTGCAGCATCATGAGATTGAAATCTTCCCGAAGCAGGATCATGTCGCTCCCGGTCACAACGGCAACCAATTCATACTGCCTCTGGCGGGGAAGAGCGTGCCGCTGGATGAACACTTCCAGCCGCTCGCCAAGGAAGCCATCGCCACGATCCCGTGGCCGACCAGCGGCGTCGTTACCGTCGTGCCCCGTCCTCCTGTTGCCGAGCGCACCGACACTCCCACCGAATTCAAAACCTTGCAAGGCGCCCTCAATGCGATACCCAACTGTGATGCCGACGATCTTGATTACGACATGTGGCGCGATGTCATTTTTGGAATTCACTACGCGACAGGAGGATCACCAGACGGCCTTGCCCTTGCCCACGAATTTTCAGCACGTTCTTCAAAGTACGATGCGGAGTTTCTTGATAACCGGGTGTGGCCGTACATTGACGACTCTCGGGACAAACCAATCACCGACCGTACAATCCTTAGACTAGCCGCCGAACACGGCTGGGCGCCGGATGTATCGGGCGAGTTCGACGACCTCGACAAAGAGACCCCCAAAGAAGCGCCACCGAAGTCCGACTCGAAGTATGCGCCGCAGACCATCGCGGAGTTTATCGTCGCCCCGCCGATGAAGTGGCTCATCAAGGGTGTGCTGCCCGACGCGCAAGTCATCGTCATGTACGGCGCACCGAGCAGCGGTAAGTCCTTTATGGCGATTGACATGATGGGGTGCCTTGCCCGTGGGGTACCGTGGCGCAACCGCAAGGTCATCAAGGGCCGCTGCGCCTACATCATCGCGGAAGGTGTCGGCGGCGCACGCCTGCGCTTCCAAGCCTACTGCTGGCAGCACGGTATCAAACCCTCTGATCTGGATATAATCGTCATACCTGTCGCCCCTAACTTTCTCGACAAAGAGACGGTAAAGGAAGTCGCGCGGCAGATCAAGGCTGCGGGCGATGTGGAGTTGATCGTCGTTGATACGATGGCGCAAGTCATGGCCGGGGGCAACGAGAACAGTAGCGAGGACGTGGGTAAGCTGCTGGTGCATTGCCAAGGACTGAGCCGCACATGTCGCTGCCCGGTTATGCTGATCCACCACTGCGGCAAGGATTCCAGCAAGGGAGCGCGCGGCTGGTCCGGTTTGTTGGGCAACGCAGATGCGGAGTTTGAAGTCATTCGGGCTGAAGACGACCGGGCGCTTACGGTATCGAAGCTGAAGGACGGACCCGACAAGATCGACTTCGGCTTCAAGTTGCTGCCGATCACACTAGGACGGGATGAGGATGGCGAAGACATAACCTCTTGCATCGTCGAACACACGCTGACGACGGCCAAAGAGATTCGCCGCAACGAAAAGCCCCTTGGGGATAACGAAAAAATCGTATGGCAATCCGTACTCGACATGATGGAAGTCGGAGCGGATTTCATACAGGAAGCCGAGTTGATAGAGGCGACCAAGACGGCCATGCCCCCCGCCAAGGGCAGGCACACTCAAGACGAATCCGTCAAGACCGCCCTGAAGGGTCTGGTCAATCGCGGTAAGCTCGTTCGAGAACAAGGGATGATCAAGATTGCTGTGAAAACCGAGGAATGATATGAGCATACATGACAGAATCATGCAGAAGATCGACGACCACTTCAAGCGCCACCAGCGCTACCCGACGACGCTCTACATCGGCTATCGGCTGATGGGGGAACTCCGCGAATACTGCCAAGCCCGTAGCCTCTTCATCTATGGCGACCACGGGTACAAAGAGTATGGCGGTTGCAAGATCATCGAAGTCACGACCGAATCCACCCACCTTAGCGTCTCATGAAAGGAACCATCAAATGAAAATCTCTGTCCGTTATTACTATGCCAGCCAGTACGAGGTTCAACGTCTCCGCGATCTGTTCCTTCAGGCCCGAATCGACTATATCTACGGGGGGATATGGCACTTCCTTTACGGCTTCCTTACCTCGATCATCGAAATCAAGGTGACGCGATGAGCCTACCCACCGACGCCAAGGCCCGCAAGGCGGTGCCCATCGCCACCGGCTGCATCGACTACTTCCCTGACGCGCTCGCCGCCGTGGCCGAATGCTCAATGGCCGGCAACCAGCAGCACATGCCGGGGCAACCTCTGTATTGGGACAAGAGCAAGAGCCAAGACGAGGCCGACGCTTTGATGCGCCACTTCGTTGAGCGCGGCACGCGAGACACGGACGGTCAGCGACATAGCGCCAAGGTGGCGTGGCGTGCGCTCGCCCTGCTGCAACGGGAAATCGATGCGGAGCGATCCGACATCGCGCCACAACCGGGAAAAGTATTTTTCGCCACTACCCCATACCCGTGGGAGCCAATACCGGGTGGAGTATGTTGGGGGGCCAAGCCATGAAACGAGTCTATGTTGCCGGCGCCCCCGCAAGGGGGCTTTCCTTTTTAAGACGACGGCAGTATCCTCTTCCCGCTATGCTTCCCACAGGTGCCCTATGAAAAACTGGCTGATAGGTCTAGTCGCTTTCCTCGTCTCTTCCGTCGCATCTGCGGCCTGCACAGTCGGGCAAGACTGTACCGCCGTCCCAACATACGAGAACATGGGGCTTTACTGGACCCCGCCGTCCAACCCCGGCAGCGCCGGGTGCATCGTGCAGTACAAGAAGACTGCCGACAGCGTTTGGAACAACGCCCTCTCTATGTGGTACGACGCCCGCGTCAGCCAATGCCGAGGCAGCGTCGTCGGATTGGCCTCGGGAACGTCATATGACTTTCAGATGGGCGTCACCACGGGCACGTACCCCGCCGCCATTACGCAAAGCACATGGACCGACCCCAGTAGCCTACCCATTGCGCAGACGATCCCCGTTACCGACCGATCCACCCAACTGAACATCACCGCCAGCGGCGCCGCCGATGGCTACATCCTCTACACTGGGCCGGCGACCATCGACGTAGCCAACGCCGCGCAGTACAACATCAACGTCACTGCGAATTACATCATCATACGAGGCTTGACGCTCAAGGGGGCACAGATAAACGGCATCAATCTAGGGCCCCAAGTGCATGATGTTATCATCGAGGGCAACGACATCAGCGGGTGGGGGCAAGTGCCGGGGGCATTCGGAGTCGGGGTAGGAGAACTCGACGCTGGGGTGGCGTCGATGTGCGAGGTCAATTCGAGTGGCGTCATCACCGATGGTGGCGGCTATGGCCCGATCACCAACGCCACGAACAAGATCACCATCCAGCGCAACAAGATTCACGACGCCCGATACGGCTCCGTGAGTTGGTCCGTCAGCCACCCATGGGGGCCGGCTGGCATCATGATTCAGGAATGTAACGGCAACAACGTCATCCGCTACAACGAAATCTACTCAAGTGAAACGACGACTACCGATCACTACTTCAACGACGGAATCACGGGGGGTGAGAACTTTTCCAAGTACGGCTCTCCCGGCAAGGACTCCGACATTTATGGGAACATCATCAAGAACGTGATGGATGATGGGGTCGAGGCCGATGGCGGCGGGCAGAATGTTCGCATCTATGCCAACTACTTTGACAAGACCAACCCGGCCATATCTACCACGCCTATCGTCATAGGCCCAACTTACGTTTTCCGCAATGTCTTCAACCGCAGCCGCGAATACTACGGCGTGTCCCTTGACTCCGATGACCGGCAAGGTCTAGCCAAGTCGGGCACGATTTCCAATTGCTCGGACGGCCCCAATTACAACGGCTCTTGCGGCCCCGGCCGACGCTATATCTTCCACAACACTATGCTTCAGGCAACAGGGGGTGGCGCTACCTACGGGCTAGGTGGGGGCTGGGGTATCTCGGGCACCGGTACCACGCAGCTATTCCAACAGACAGTATCCCGAAACAATATCTTCCATACATGGAAGAACAACGGCACGAGTCCTATACAGCAAGCCGGCACGAACAACGACCTCGATTACGACATGACCAACGCCACGTCGATCAGTGGCGAGACGCACGGCAAGACAAGCTCGGCACCGGTCTATGCCACAAACAACGGATGGGCGAGCGAGAGTGGTGGGCTGTATCAGCAAGCCACCAACAGCCCCGGATACAATGCCGGCGTTGTGATAGCAAACTTCAACGACGGCTACCTCGGGACCGCCCCGGACATTGGCGCCGCTGAAACTGGCGCGGACCCGATGCAATTCGGTGTCAATGCCTACCTCACCACACCCCCGCCCCCGCCCCCGCCGCCCCCGCTGAGCGAATCCCCGAACGGTACGGCTATACCCCCCGCCACGCAGATTACCGACACGAACGGAGCGGTCTGGACGCTGGGCACGGACGGTATCATCTACAAAGACAACGTAGCGACGACGACCAGCACGTTCAACCCAGCCAACGCGACATGGTTTGGCGACTACGAGAGCGCCACCAGCGTTACCCCACCCAGCACGACGCTTCAATGCAAGAACAGCAGCCGCGCCGCGCTAGTCGCCACCCCCCGCTCGGGGAGTTATGCCCTTTCGCTCACTACGCTATCGGGCGATACGAACATCGCAGGTAGCGGAACATGGGAACGCTGCGATCTGAGTTTCAACTACGTGGATTACGAAGGCGCGGATATGTGGTGGGCATCGTCGGTCTATTTCCCTGACGGCTTCCACATTCCGACGACGGGGCAGGCGTGTCAGTCTGTCGGCCCGGAATGGCACAGCAACTACTCGGGCGATACCCAGCCGAACTTCATGATCCAAGTCTGTTCCGAAGGGCTGATGGGCCGCGTCTATGGCGGTTCCGGTGCCCCGCAAACAGACGGGCCGGGGCGATACAACTTCTCGCTCAGCGATCCCTACGGTTCCGCCACCATCACAAAGAACAAGTGGTATGACTTTGTGATGCACACTAAATGGTCTTACACCGCCACCGGGATCACGACGGTATGGCTGAACGGCGTGCAGATTCTCAACCGTACCGGCCCAAACCTGTACCAGAACTATGGCGCCTATCTCAAACTGCCGAACTACCATGGTGCCTACGGGACTTCGAGCGTCATCTATTATGACCGCACCATACGTGGTCCGACGCAGGCAAGCGTCTCTGCCGATTCCTCCACTACCGTCGCGCTGATCTACTACAGCGCCAGCACGGTCTATTACAAAGACAACACGGACGCATGGCACTCGTGGAACGGTTCGGCTTGGGTAACAGCCGCAGACCCGATCACCGTGCTGCCGACTTCGGCCGACAACTCCACCATCCCATCCGAAACGCAGTTGGTCGATGCGAGCCATGACGTATGGACGGTGAGCGGCGGGGTCATCGCCAAGAACGGCACGCCCGATACCAGCACATCCAACGTCGTCCTGCTACTGTGGTACAGCGCCGCCCTCTACCAAGAGAACAACGTCGGTACGTGGAAGGTGTGGAACACGACGACTTCCGTATGGGATGCGTCAGCCGATCCCCGCCCCGTTACCCCACCGCCCGCCACTTCCGCCGATGGCACGACGATACCGGACGCCTCGCAGATCGTGGATAATAATGGCGACATCTGGACCGTGGTGGCCGGCGTGGTCTATAAGAACGCTGTTGCCGCAGGGTACAGCGCGAACGTCATCTTGCTGGGCTGGTACGGAAATACCATATATCAACAGAACAGCGCGCTTTATTGGTGGTCGTGGAACGGCACGGACTGGATAGCCGCTTCCGATCCTGCGCCGCCCCCTCCCCCACCCCCGCCACCCCCGCCGCCCCCCTCCTCTGCGGGCACGTCGATTCCGCCCGCTGCGTCGATCACCGACAACGCTGCGAATGTCTGGACGGTTTCGGCTAGTGCGGTCTATAAGAACGGCATCGCCGCAAACTACACAGCCAATGTCACCGTCGTCTATTGGGACGCCACCGATATCTTCTATGCAAACAACATCGGCGGTTGGTTCAAGTGGAACGGTACCGGCTGGACGAACACGACCAGCCCGATCCCGCTGGCAACCTCTGCGGAAGGCGCGAGCATCCCATCCGAGTCGCAGATCAACGACTCGCAGGGAAATATCTGGATGGTAGTCGGGGGTGTCGGCTATCGCAATGGCGTCACGACCAGCACGACCAGCCTGTCGCAACTCTACTACCACAACTCGACGGTCTATTACGAGAACACGTCGAATGCTTGGTTCTACTGGACAGGCACGGCATGGACCAGCACGACCAACCCGATCCCGGTACCCCCCACAGAGTCGGCCAACAATGCCACGATCCCCGCAGAGTCGCAGCTTGTCGATAGTGCCCTCAACATCTGGACGCTCGTGTCAGGCTCCGCCTACAAGAACGGGGTGCCGGCCGGCTACACGCAGGATATCGTCTATGTGTTGTACCACTCCGCTACGATCTACGTGAAGGACATCTTGGGGGCGTACCAACTCTGGACCGGCTCGACTTGGAGCACGACCACGGACCCGCTCACGCCCCCGCCACCCTCCGTCAATACGGTGCCCTTGCCGCGCAAGCCTGTCGTCTCTGCCGTCTTCACCGGGTTCGGGGTCACGGTGCCCGCTGTCATCGAAGCCGAGAGCTACAACAACGGCGGCGAAGGTATCGGGTACCATGATCTGACGACGGCCAACTCCGGGGCCGCGTACCGCACCGTTGAAGGCGTGGATACCATCAAGTCCTGCGATCCTCTTGGCGGCAGATATGTCGTCAATGACTTCCGCAACGGGGAGTGGCTCAAGTACGACATCATGGTGCCGACGCAGGCGGACTACAGCCTAGAGCTTCGGGTGGCGAGCAAGGGGGCCAGCGGGGCGTACCACATCAACGTGGATAGCACCAACGTCACGGGCACGCTGTCGGCACCCAACACAGGCAATTGGTGCCGTTTCTCATGGACGGGGGTGCATGGCATCACACTTACCCCCGGTCCCCACACCCTGACGCTCTACTCAACTGGCACATCCTTCAACGTGAATCAGATCAGGATCACGCAGCCCTAGCCCTGAAATTAGTATAGGGTAACGTCATAACGAGAAAGCCCCAGATTGGGGGCTTCTCTTTTGGGTAGGATCGTGCCCTATTTGGGCTGGATTGCGCGCCACATCTTGCGCCATGCCTTGCGCCGTTTCTTCAATAGCTTCTTGGTCATGTTTTTTCCTCCATTCTTAGCTCAAGAACGCGAAAGACTAACGGCCTGCGAGCGAACAGAACATGGCACCGCTTATACATCGCACGCCGGCCAATCTCCCCTTTGCGTTTCCCCTCGCCTACCGCCAACGCGGTATCCAACATAAGGAAATCGCCCAATATTTGTTTCTCCCCCGGCCACCCCCGAAAGTAGTCGATGATGTCATGCGCGCGTTGTTCGGCTAGAGTGACCTTGCCCATGATCTACTCCCGAGAAAAATCCATGACGATACCGCGCAACGATTGCGCGACCGTCCGGTTGTGGTTGAAGTCGGCGCACCTTGTCTGCGCCTGCCCCAGTGTAAGCCCGCCCCGGTCCCGCACCTTGCCCGGATATGCCGCGCTCCGGGTGTAGGTGTAGTACCTGCGGGCCTCATCTGCTGCCGTGCGTTTCATGAGTTCGCCGCCTTGTTGATTGCTTCGCGGGCGATTCCTGACAGGACCGCCCCCTCGCCCGTCTCGGGGTACGACGTGGCTATGTATTCGAGGGCGTCTAGCATGGTCTGCCGCTCTTTCCGAAGCTGGGCAAGCTGAAATTCCAGATTTTCTGCGTACTCTTTGTGCATATCACGCCCCTTTCGATATTACGTTGTAGCTGTCGTCGAGTGTCAGCACGATGTGGTTCCGTTGAATGCCTGTAGCGAACATATTCATTTGGCCTCTTCATCCGTGAGATAGATGGGGTTGTCCATATCCAGCTTGATATACTGGGCGACGACGCCGCACCAGCGCACGGCCTCCGCCTCGTTCCTGAACAGCATGGAGCTAATGCACACGCCATGCCCCCGCCGATTCGAGAAGATCGCCCGGAAGTACGCCTTCGGTTCGCTGGGCTTGACGCGGTAGTCAAAACGTGCGAAGTCAAAAACAGGAATGGCGGTATCCATCCAACAACCAGAAGCCCCACGAGCCTGAATGGTCTTTCCTTCTTTCGCGGCTTGAATAACCGCGATCATGCCGTCGTATTTCATTGTCATGCTCCCTTCGATATTACGTTGTAATCATCGTCGAGTGACAGCACGATGTCGGGTTGCTCGTTCAGCACGTCGCCGGGTGCGGGGAAGTACAACTCCCCCTTGATCTTGAATGGCAGGTAATCGACGGCCATACGCTGATATGCCGTCGTTGCTTGCTTGACGCTGGGGTATTGCTGGGCGAAGTCAAGATCGTCGTCACCTAGCCGCAGATATACTTTTGCCATGATGGTGCCCTATTCCTGAAACTCCACGGCGACGGCCTTGACTCGTTTGCCGGATACCGTGAAAAGATTGCCGATGTAGTACCGCTTGATTTCCTCGTCGGTGCCGTTGATGCCGGTATGTAGATAGTTGCCATCGGAGAATGTGACTTTGATGTAGCGCATGATTAGCTCCGGTAAGAAAGAACAGGGGCATGCTTGCGCTTCCCATCGGGGCAGCTATAGCAGCGCCCCCTGTCCATCCATTCGCCTTTGCGATACGGGGCGAAGCCCTCAATATCCAACAGGCAGAAGCGGCAGATCGCGTGCCGGCAAGCCGTATATGTGCGGGTCATGGTTACTTCCCTTCCATGTAAATGGGTTTCTTGCTGGGGTCCAACTCCTCGCCGGCTTCGTGCATGACTTGGCGGAAGTCGCCCCATGTGCTGAGTCCCACCGGCACCAGCTGCGCAACCGTCAGCACGCGCTCGTGCAGCCATGCGTCGAAACAGTCGAGATGGTACCAGTTGGCCGTTACGCCATGCGCCGATGAGCGGCGCTGCATGACGAAGCCAGTCTTGCCTATCGGGTTGCCAAACTTGTTCAGCACCATTTCCACGTAGGGCGACCGTTCGCCGCCGACCACGGTAACGCGCTGCCCGAGTTGAAATTTGAATGTCATGGTGCCTCTCCCTCGAAGATGACTTTGAGATACAGGCCGCAGCTTTGCAGCAGGGTCCAGTCGCCTTTAGGCCGGAACGGCGACAGGATAACCTTTTCGATGGGCAGCGGGGGATGCCTGTTAGACCCCAAGATCGTCAAGCCTTGATGCGTGAGTACGGCCTTTTGCTCGAAGCGTGCGCCGTACCCTTCAGCCTTCCATGCATAGATGTCGGGCACGAAGAAAGAATGTTCCTTCACCCCCTCGTAGCAGCCCAGCACCGGCATTGCGTGATGGCCATCCTGTTCGAGTGCCGCGCGCAGATACTCCGTGCGCTTCTGATTCTCATAGCTGTCCGCCGTCGCCAGTTCGGCGCTAATGATGGCCCAGCGATCCGGAATATTCATTGTGAGTCGCATGATGATTACCTCTTAATGCCCTTCCAGTCGGACGGGCGGTTGATGTTGAAAACACGAACCATGCCGCTGCTTGGTAGAGTCCATGTCCGGTTTTCGGAGTCCGCATGGTACTCTACCACGCCGACGCATACCGGGCGATCCTCGTCTAGGTTGTCGGCGTGCTCGTTTAACTCGGATTCTATCCTCCTGATAGTGTGCCCGCTGCTCACGAAGTCGTCGAGGATAAGATACCGCACAAGGTCAATCCTCGGACCTTCGATTGTCTCTCCGTGTGAGGACTCTCCGGGCTTGCGCACCGTCACTATTGGAAGGCCCGCGAACATGGATGCCGCGAATCCCATCGCAACGCCGCTCTTACCGCGCACGGCTATGGCGGTCGCGCCTGTGTGCGCCATCAAGCGCACCAGAAGCCTCGCCGTTTTTTGCGCGAGCTTGCGGAATTCCTTCGGCCGGTACAGCACCATGTTGTACCCGGAAGGGTAAGCGTAAGCGGCCATGATACCCTCCTAGCGCTCCGAATGTCCCGCCGCGTGGCAGTAGCCCTGCTCGATCAGGTCGCGCGCTGCGCGTCCGTAGAAGCCTTGCAGCCTCCACGCATCGCCGTTGTCGATCAGGAATTGAAAGGCGGCGATCATGTCTTTGTCGTCATGCTCTTGACCGTCGAAACCTTCGATGCACGCACATGCGTCAAATGATGTTTGTATCTTCAGCATGTCATTCTCCTTTGATTGTTTCGGCGGGTACGACTTCCAGCAACGTCGCCCCGTGGATAACCCGGTAGTCCCGCCAGTCTATCGGCTCATGCCCGTCTATCGCGGAGTCCAGCACCAGTCCATCTTCATAGCTGAGCACGTGGCATCCCTTGTCGAACTTGACGAACAGAAGGCCCTTGCCGCGCAGATCAGGCTCGTCGTCCCGGCCTTGAAGTTCCTGCAATCCTTTGCCGGCGCTCGCGTCGTAGTACCGCTTCATGGCCTTTGCATAGCCGGGGGCGATTCGCTCGAAGAAATAAACCTGCGCCATCCTCCGCCCGCCCATCGGGGCCGTATCGACGCTCTGCGCAAACTCTCTCGCCAAGGCGGCATAGTTCAGCGATGGGTCGATCTGGCACAGTGCGGCCAGTGAGCATTGGTTATACTCTTGTCGAATGTGTCTCATGATATTTCCTTCGCCTTGTTCCAGATCGCTTGAAAATCGATTTTCTTGCCGGCGGCGGCGTTGGCGTCGGCGTTGGCGGCGGCGTAGGCGGCGGCGTAGGCGGCGGCGTAGGCGGCGTTGGCGTCGGCGGCGTAGGCGGCGTTGGCGGCGTAGGCGGCGTTGGCGTCGGCGGCGTAGGCGGCGTTGGCGGCGTAGGCGGCGGCGTTGGCGGCGGCGTAGGCGGCGTTGGCGGCGGCGGCGTAGGCGGCGGCGTAGGCGGCGTTGGCGTCGGCGTAGGCGGCGTAGGCGGCGGCGTTGGCGGCGTTGGCGGAAGAACGGCTACGATCTTCCCCACTCAACCACTTTTCGGCCCAGCTAATGAAGGCCGGCGCTTCATACACTTCAAGTGCGCAGAGAATGCCGAAGGCAACCCGTTGCGTTGTCGTGATTTCAGGCAGGGGTAATTCTTCCAGCAACGTTTGTACCTTCGCGCCTTGTTTCAGGCCGTCGTCCGCGGCAACGCCGGAACATTGAATCTTAAACAGCCGCGGATTCTCATAGCTGGCATGGATGGGGTTGAATAGCACCGCTTGTTCGGGCGAGGCATATTGGTGCAACACCTGCCCCGAACAGAGTTTGGTGCCCTCTTCCTTGGCACTAACAGGAACGCCAATTTCCCATTTCGTCCCGCCGTGTGAAGTCATTTCCTGCGTCAGCAGTTTGTAAGCAATTGTCATGTCATTCTCCTACCGTGAAAGGCGACGGGCTAGATCAGGGTCACGCACCTTGTTGAGGGGGTTGCCGGGGTCGTTGCCGGGGAGCAGGTATTCCAGCGCCGGGATGATCCACGTATCGAGGTAGATACGGGCCACGCACTCAACGCCATGGTCATTGGCTATGGCTACGGTGCCCGCTACGCTGTCGGAGTTATAACACCCGCAGTTGGGCCTATTGAGCCGCGCGATGATGTTGCGCAGCACTTGCTGTTCGGTCTTGGTCATGGTCATAATCCTCTGATAGCTGTTAATCGGAACCACTGTTTCACGTTTGACCGGCTCATGGGCAGAGAGTTCGCCCACAGCCACAAAATTAATTCGAGATAGAGCCGGCCATACAGTCGATTGGTCAGGTCACTGACTAGGCATAGCTCGATCATTACCGCTTGCCCTTCGCCTTGCGCTTGGCTTCCTTCTCGCGCAGCACGCGAGCCTCTACGGCCCGCAGATACACCCAAGGGATAGACAGCGTTTCCTCGCGCCTCGTGCCCTGCGGGCGCAAGCCTATCAACCCGTTCGGGTAGATCGTCACCACGAGTTGCCGGAACTTGCCCGCGTCTCGAATCACTTCACCCGAGACGCGAGAGACTGGCTTGGTTAGCCGGGTGGTCATTGCGCTTCCTTTTGTGCCTCTTCTCTCTCCGCGCGCCTTGCCTCATCGGTCAGACGGCGACCACACGAAGCAAGGATAGTGAGGTACGGTTGTTCCTTGCCGGCATCCTTGGCGCCGTGCAAGTACCCGAGTATAAGGCATTGCTCAAGCTGACGGGCTTTGTTAGAGGGCAGCTTTACACCGGCTTCGGTAATCAGGCGCTCGATGGTCTTCGCAAAGGCTTTCAATTCTGGTGTCATGATCTACTCCTAAAGATCGCGCTCTCGCGCAACAGTGATGATGCTCACGCTGCATAGCAGCGTCTCGCGCAGATAGATGAAGTAGTGATGCTTCAGGAAGCCATTCTCATAGCGTTCCTTCAGCGCCGGGTGCCCATGTTCGGCTAGCCATTCGCCGGCACGCTGCACGATGTAGCTGCCGCAGCCGTAGATCATGGGCAACGTAACGAGTAGCCCGCCGTTGTGGAAGATGCGGACGGTGCAATACATGCCACCTCTGCGCCGTGCAACCTGCCGGCCTTCGATGTGGTAGTGCTTTTTCATGGCTCAATCCTTCGGCGTGTAGGTCAAACGAATCTCGAAGTCCTCGACGCCTCGCGCCCTCGCTTCGGCGATGCGGGCTTCGTATTCGGCTTTTGCCAAATCGACATACGTGATAGTGTCGCGGCCTTCAACAAAGCGCAGCGAGTAGAGGGAATACTTGGCGCTCAGAATGGGTAAGTCTCTCATGTCAGTCTCCTAGTGCCCCAGCGCGTAGTTGCGCAGGGTGCGATGGTATTCGGTAGCGTTGCCGCTGCTGCGTGCATTCTGACGCCACGCAACCACGACCACGCCGCTTTGCTTCACACCGAGGAAGCGCCCGCGATGGCTGCGTTCCCCTGCATATATGTGCTGCCCCGGCTGGGCATGCTTCAGCAGATCAACCGGAACCGCCCATATATCGAATGCTGGTTGGAATCTCATGTTGCTCTCCTACTATTGGTTGATCGGTGCTTCCTAATTCTTGGCCCTTGGCGCTTTCGCCTTCCTCGGGCCTGTTCAATACGTCAGACTAGACTATCCAGCGATAGTTCCAATCGAAGTTTTCTATTGTAAAGTTTTACAAATCTATGGACTCAGGGCGTTTTGTAATAAATTACAGATATGACAATGGAGCTTAAATAATAGGCAACAAATGACAAGTGAAAGTGTGTAATTCTTTGCAAAGTGAGCAGAATCAATATGTTATAGGTGGTATATTAGAGAATGCTTAATCCCGGTTGAGGGTATCAACCGGGGTAAGGGTCAAAATATGACGGGTGAGAAACGGCCCGGTTGATCCCGGTTGATGACAGATGATAGACATAACCGGGGTAGGGTTTCTAAGTTATTGATTCCATTAAGCGCTTTTTTGGCCCGGTTGATCCCGGTTGATCCCGGTTGATCCCAGGAGTAGCGCGCCCTACCATCCCGGTTCATAACCCCGTTTCTCCCTCTCTATAGGAGAAACGGGGTAACCGGGGGAGGGGAATGTATGAGCGTAGAAGAACCTTTGTAATTTCTTGCACGAACACAATCAGGCCGAAAACGGAGCGCCGCGCCAAACCGGGGTTGCTCCCCTTCAAAGGTTGCGCACCAATTGCGACTATGGCCCAATGGCCTCGCTATGGAAAAGATCGACTACACCCTGCCGACTGCGTTGCCCGAACACCTTCGCCAGATAGAGGATCGTCTCAACATCTTCTTCGACGATCTGTCCCACTATGGCAACGCGACCAAGGCGTCGAAGCTGGCGCAACTCAACTACGCGTGGCTGATGAGCCAGCGCAAGAGGAATCCCGGCCTCAGGGCGCGCTGGGAACTGGCCTTGGCTCAATTTGCGGACGTACTTGAGGCCGCCGCCTTCGCCCGTGCCGTTGAGGGCACCCACAAGCCTGTATATCAAGGCGGCGTCAAGGTGGGCAAGATCAAGGAATACAGCGATAGCCTGCTAGGCAAGCTGCTCGAAGCCAACAGCAAGAAGTACGCTGCAAAGCAACGGCTAGAGCTTGCCAACGCGGAAGGCGAGACGTTCAAGGTTGAGGAATCGCCTACCGTCGTCGCTCGTGAGTTGGCCTTCGCCTTGGCTCTTGGCTTGCAGCATGCCGGCCAAAGCCAGCAACCTGCGCCGGATGTGCCGGCCATAGCCGGCGAGGATGAGCCGCAACCCTTCATTTTTGTAGATGAACCTGCCCCGAGCGACGGCAGTGAGCTTGCGTAGTCGTTCATTCACATAACGCCAAGCAATTGGCATATAACGCCTTCGGGCACACAACGAAAGGAAATACCATGTCTCGCATTCTTCAGTCTCTCGACAGCCGCTTTGTGGGCACCGACCACAGCGGCAAGCTGCTCGCCAAGAAGGGGTTTCGGGCCGGCGACAATGGTTCGCAGATCGACTATTCCAGCCCCTCCACCGTCGCCCTCTTCGACGATTTCTTCGGCCCGACCTTGAGCGGCCAATGGAACGCTGTCGAAACCGATGTCGATGCCACCGAAACCATCCTCGCGGGCGGCATCGGCGGCGTGCTGCGCATCGTGTCCGGTAACGACGATGGCAACGCTGTCGTACTGCCTGACGCGGCCGGCATCACTTCTGCCCTTGCGTGGCAAGCCAGCAACGGCGGACTCGCCATGCAAGCCCGCATCAAGGTGTCGCGCATCACCACGGCCTATTTATTCGTCGGCTTCACCGATCTGGTGACCATCGAAGCTCCGGTCATTGCCAGCCAGACGGCGGACGGTATCACGACCAACGCATCCGATGCTGTCGGGTTCATGTTCGATACCGGCGCGGCGACTGACACGTTTTTCCTCGTCGGCGTGGCGGCCGACACGGACGCAACCACGCAAGTCATCACTGCCGCCCCCGTGGCGGATGCCTACACGACCCTGCGTGTCGAAGTCTCGGCTGCCGGTGTTGCCTCGTTCTTCAAGGATGGCAAGCAAGTCGGCACGGCGATGACTGCCGCTGTCACTGCCGCGACCGACCTGACGCCTGTGGTCCTCGTCTCCAACACGGACGGCACGGCTGCGGTCAATCTCGACATCGACTACGTGGCCGTCAGTGCGAACCGTGGCGCAGATGGCGATGCCTTCTAAGCCCGGTATCTAACCCAAGGCGCCCCCGTCAAGGGGGCGTCTGCTCATCATGTCAATGTCGTGGAAAGCGAAGTACATCGGCGCGGCTGTGGTTGCCTTCTGGTTCATCGTGTGCATCGTCGGGCAGATCGCCTACGGTGCGCAGCCTGATCCCCAGCCACGCATTGCGCCCCCAGTCAAGCAAGGATGCGCGATGATCGATACGGATCGCATCCGCTACGACATCAAGGAACAGAAGGGGCGCAATGATCCCGAGTGGTATCAGACGTTGATTCGCATCCTCGCCTATCAACTCGACTGCGAGCGCGGCCATGTCGCGCAGCCCTACCATGCCGGCGATTGAGCAAGCCCGCATACCCGAAATGCTCGCGGCATTGGGCGGCATGTCGCCCGATGAGATAGAGGCGCTGCGGGCCAAGGCGCACAAAGTCATCGGCAAGCGTCTATGGCTCCCCAACCCCGGCCCGCAGACAACCGCGTTCCTCAGCCTCGCGGATGAGATTTTCTACGGCGGGCAGGCGGGGGGTGGGAAGACGGACCTAGAGATAGGGCTTGCACTCACTGAGCATGAGCGATCGCTGATCTTGCGGCGCACCAACAAGGAAGCGCTGGGCCTGATCGAACGCACAGCCGAGATAGTCGGCAACCGCGATGGATGGAGTGGGCAGCAGGGCATCTGGCGCTTGCCCGGTCACAACATCGAAATGAGCGGGTGCCAGCTTGAGGAAGACAAGCAGAAGTTCAAAGGCTCCCCGCACGATCTGATCTGCTTCGATGAAGTGTCCGACTTCACCGAGACGCAATACACGTTCATCATAGGCTGGAACAGATCGACACGACCGGGCCAGCGTTGCCGCGTGGTGGCCGCAGGCAACCCGCCGACACGACCCGAAGGGCTATGGGTGCTAAAGCGCTGGGCCGCGTGGCTGGACCCGACGCATCCGAACCCGGCCAAGCCCGGGGAGTTGCGCTACTACACGACCGGCGAGAATGGCAAAGAGATTGAAGTCGATGGACCCGGCCCGCATCTGATTGGCGGCGAGTATATCGTTGCGCTGTCGCGCACGTTCATCCCTGCGGAGTTGGCCGACAACCCCGACCTTGCAGCAACCAACTATGCAGCCGCGCTCGCAGCGCTGCCTGAAGAGTTGCGCGAGGCGTATCGTAATGGCCGGTTTGATCTTGGGCTGCGGGACCGGGCATATCAGACGATCCCGACCGCTTGGGTGCGCGCGGCGCAGGAACGATGGACGAAGAACCCGCCTGACGGCATCCCTATGTGCGCGATGGGCGTCGATGCGTCAGGGGGCGGCAATGACCCGATGATCATCGCCTGTAGGCATGGCGGCTGGTACGCCCCCATCATCCGCGTGGAAGCGAAGACGATCCCGATGGAGACGGCGGGCCGCTACTGCGCCGGCATTGTGATGATGCACAGGCGCGACGGTGCGGAGGTCATCGTTGATCTTGGCGGCGGGTACGGTTCCAGCATGTACGAGCAACTGTCCGACAACAGCATCAACCCGCGAGGCTACAAGGGCGCGGCTGCGGGGATGGGCAAGGACATGAGCGGGCGGCTGCGGTTCAAGAATGCGCGCACGCAAGCGATCTGGAAGTTCAGGGAAGCACTCGACCCCGGCCAACCGGGGGGGAGTACGATTATGTTGCCCCCCAGTGCAACATTACTTTCCGATCTTTGCGCTTCAACCTATAAACCCGACAGCAAGATGATCGAGGTAGAAAGCAAGGAAGATGTCTGCAAGCGACTAGGCCGCAGCACAGACGAAGGGGATGCCGTGGTCATGGCATACACGAGGGGAATTAAGCAAGAGAATTTGCAAGGTGGGTTCAAAGCAAGTAACGTGCAACGCAAACCTGCGGTCCTACTTGGGCGGTCTGCCCAAATGGCTCAACTTAGGAGGAAGTAATCATGGGTGGTGTAGCGAGAGCAATATCCAGTATCTTTGGCGGCGGCTCTGCCCCCGCCCCCCAAATCGTTGTCGCGCCGCCCCCGGCTCCGGTCCCTGCGACCCCGACACCCGCTGCGCCTGCCGCTACGGCCGCACCGGCACCGGCTCCGACTCCGATGGCGACCCCCGAGACGCCGGCTGCTGCTGCCAAGAAAAAGGCGGTCATGCAGAAGGCGCAGCAACGCGGCGGGCGTCAATCCACGATCCTGACGAGCGGCGATTCGGACACGCTGGGCTAAGATCATGGAATATGTTGAACGCATCATCAAGCAGGGCGACGAGCTATTCGAGAAACGAGGCTCGTTGCTGTCGTACTGGCAAGAGGTTGCGGACAACTTCTATCCCGAGCGCGCGGACTTCACAACCTGCCACAATCTTGGCGCAGACATGGCGCGCAACCTCACGACCAGCTACCCAATCATGGTGCGGCGCGACTTGGGCAACGCCATCACGTCCATGACGCGACCGACTGCGAAGGAATGGTTGAAGATGCGGTCGCGCCGGCCTGAGAAGGAAAGCACGAGGGCAAAGCAGTGGTTCGAGTGGATGAGCAAATTCATTCGGAATGCGATGTATGATACCCGCTCGGGCTTCGTGCGCGCGACCAAGGAAGGCGACCACGACTTCGCATCGTTTGGGCAGTGCGTCATCAGCTACGAAATGAACCGCGAGTTCAATGGCGTGTTGTACCGCTGCTGGCACTTGCGCGACTGCGCATGGATGGAAGACTACACGGGCAAGGTCGATACCCTGTACCGCAAGTGGAAGCCGACCATCGACACGCTCATGCAACTGTGGCCGAAGACCATCCACCAAGACCTCAAGGACAAGTATGCGAATGACAAGTTCTACGAGGAGGTCGAGGTCTATCACTGTGTCATGCCGGTGGAGCAGTTCATTTCGATGGGCGGCACGAAACTGCGTCAGCCTTTCGTCTCGTGCTACATCGACATCCAGCACAAGACGATCATGGAAGCGACAGGCCAATGGTCGCTCGGGTATGCGGTCCCGCGATGGAGTACCGTCAGCGGCTCGCAGTATGCCCACAGCCCCGCCGTCATCGCGGCGCTGCCCGACGCGCGCCTGTTGCAAGAAATCACAACGATCCTGCTGGAAGCCGGCGAGAAAGCCGTCACGCCCCCGATGATCGCGGTGCAGGAAGCGATCAGGGGCGACATCAGCCTGTTTGCGGGCGGCATTACCTACGCCGACGCCGAGTATGACGAGCGGCTGGGCGAGGTACTGCGCGCGGTGCAGATGGTGGATAAGGCGGGTATCCAACTCGGCTTGGAAACCATGCAGGATTTGCGCGCGCAGATGGCCGACGCCTTCTACCTGTCGAAGCTCAATCTGCCGCCCGTGGCTGGGCGCGATATGACGGCCTACGAAGTGGGCCAGCGCATTCAGGAATTCATCCGCAACGCGCTGCCGCTGTTCGAGCCGATGGAGACGGACTACAACGGCCAATTGGCCGAAGGCACGTTCGACCTCATCATTCACAACTCGCCCGAAGCGCGCCGGTCAATTCCGCCCGAACTGTCGGAGCAAGAATTCGACTTCACCTTCGAGTCACCGCTGCACGAGGCCGTGGAAAAGATCAAGGCTTCGCAGTTCATGGAAGCGCAACAGATCATCGCTACCGCTGTCCAACTCGATCCGTCCATCGCGTATCTGGTGGATGGGCAGAAGGCGACCCGCGACGTACTCAGCGCGGTTATCCCGAACGACTGGATACGCGACGAGGGCACGGTGGCTGAACTGCTCAAGCAACAACAGGAGAAGCAAGCGCTGGCGGATCAACTGGCGCTGGCGCAGCAAGGGGCGATGGTGGCCAAGACGCTGAAGGAAGCCTCGCCCACGGTGGGCGTAGGTGGGGCGGGGGGTGTGATATGAAGCTCAAAGAGTTGTCGATCACACCCTACCCCGGTCGCGCGTTCTTGGCGAAATCCCGCAAGGATTTTCTCAAGGCATACTCCGCTCTCTTCAACCAGAAGTGCGATCTTGAAGACGGCACGGATGGGTACTGCGCGTATGGGCAACACAGTAAGGATGGTTCCGTTATTTACCTTTTGTGGGCACAAGGAATGAAGACGCCTATTCTCGCCCATGAATTGAGTCATCTGATCTTTATGATCTTCGAGCGAGTGGGGATCGCGCCATTGTCTTCGGGTGGGGAACCCTTCTGCTACATGATGACCCACCTACTCAGACAAGCAGGAAAATAACATGGGTCAAATCAAGAAGCCCCCCTTCTATCTCGCATGCGACTACACGCTGCCCGTCGTATCGGCGGCGCAAGCGTTGGAGAAGGGGGAGGCCACCCCCGATCAACAGAAACGATTTTTGACATGGCTCGTCAATGAAGCGTGCATGACGTATGCCATGACATACCAACCCGAAGGGGATCGCCAAACGGCGTTCGCTGAAGGTCGCCGGCACGTAGGCCGGCAAGTGGTGAAGCTCCTGAAACTCAACCCCAGCATCTTTAGAAAGGCATCACAAAATGGCTGAACAAACTGACGGCACCCCGGCTGTTGAAGCCGGCACGCCAGCGACAACCAACGACCAAGCTGCGGCACCCGCTGCGGCTGAAGCAAAACCTGCTCCGGTTGAAGCGAAACCGGCTACCCCCCCGGAGGACAAACCGAATGAACAAGCGGCAGCAGCGCCGGCAAACAAGGCAGGCGAAGTCGAACCCGCAGAGAAGCCGGGAGCGTGGCCCGAAGATTGGCGTACCCGCAGCGCCCGAGGCGATGAGAAAAGGGTCAAACGTCTCGAACGCTACGCTTCCCCAGAAGCAGCGATTGACGCGCTCATCGCCGCGCAAGACAAAATCGCCAGTGGATCGCTCAAGACTGCCCTCAAGCCTGATGCCACACCCGAAGAGCTTAAAGCGTGGCGAGCCGACAACGGAATCCCCGAAGACCCCAAAGGCTACGACCTCTCGCTCCCCAACGGCCTCGTCATAGGCGACAACGACAAGCCTTTCGTGGAGGACTTCTTGAAGGTTGCCCACGACAGCAACTACAAGCCCGAGGAAGTCAAGAGCGCGCTGGCGT